TATATAAAGATTTTGAATAAATAAATAAATAAATAAATAAATAAAGAGTAGGAGAACAAAAATATGCGTAAAGCAATTAATACAGAGCATATCGAGGGTAGAGTATACGAACATGAATTGACAATTAAAACAGTTCAAAATCAGCAGTCAAGTAATTATGGAAAAGAATTCATTTCAGGTACATTAAGTGTAGCTGTAGATGAAGAGGGTATGAATATTGTAGAAGTACACTTTACATACGTGACAGAAACAACAAAAGCTGGTAAGAAAAACGCTACTTATACAGCTTTGAAGAAAATTATTGATGAAGGAAAAGCATGGATTACAGACGGAAAAGATGAGGCAACGAAAGTAAAAATTGATACTGCTCTTGCTTTAAATGATTTCTATGTTAATGAAGACACTTTAGTATCACAGAAAGTGAATGAGGGTGGATTTGTTACTATTGTTAGTAATTTATGTAAAGAAAATGAAAGAAATACCTTTACAACAGATATGCTTATGACTTCCATGAATAGAGTGGAAGCAGATGAGGAAAAAGGTATTTTAAATGATTACTTAACAATCAGAGGGGCAATTTTTAATTTCAAAAATGATATTTTACCAGTGGAGTTTGTATTAAAAAATCCAGAAGGTATTAAGTATTTTGAGAATTTAGATTTTTCTTCTTCAGAACCTTTATTTACAAAAGTGTGGGGAAGAATTAATTGCAGAACTATTGTAGTAGAACAGAAAGAAGAATCAGCTTTTGGCGGTGAAGTAGCAGTAAAAAGCTATGAGAAGAAATCAAAAGAATGGGAGATTATTGGAGTATCTCTTGTGCCATATGATTTTGGAGATGAAAATGTTTTAACCGCGGAAGAAGTTACTCAGGCTATGCAGAATAGAGAGGTTCATCTTGCCGAGGTTAAGAAGAGAAGAGAGGAATATTTGGCTCAGAAAGCTGCTAATGGTAATTCTTCTTCTCCTAAAACTTCAACTGTTTCAGTAAGTAATGGCGGTTTTAACTTTTAATGATTGGGAGCTTAGCTCCCAATTTATTTAACTTAATAATGGCGAATAATAAATAATAAATTAAATAAAGAAAGTTAGAGGAAAGATAATTATGGGAATTGATTTACTTAACATTAAACCGCATCAAGTATCAAGAGATTTAAGAGGATACAGTGTATTCTTCTATGGAGAGCCTAAGAGTGGTGAATAGAGAGAGAATTTTTGCCACGATAATATGGGGAAATTGCGGGGATAGAATATAATCAATAAAGACTAAGTTATAATAGCGATATTATAATGGCAAGTAGTAATGTGCTTGGTATAGTAAAACGTTTATTGTAGTTCCAATCCGCAGCCAAGTGTCTCACGGAGACAAAGGTTCAACGACTAGGTTTTATAACCGTAGATTTTATAATCGAAATACCCGTAGGTATTTAGGAGGAATAATTATGGAAAAACAAGAAATTTGGAAAAAAATTTTAATTAACGGTCAAGAAACTTTTTATAGTGTATCTAATTATGGTAATGTGCGTAATGATTCAACTAAAACCTTATTAGGAGGATCAGTTACTAATAATGGTTATCGTATGGTGCATTTACGTTATCGAATAGATAAGAATTGCTCAGTTCATAGATTGGTTATGAAAGCATTTAAACCTTGTGAAGAGATGGATGAATTGCAAGTTAATCATATAGATGGAAATAAATTAAATAATAATATAGATAATTTAGAGTGGTCAACAGCATTAGAGAATATGCGTCATAGTTACACTAGTAATTTACAACAACATGAAATGAAAGAATGTCATCAATATGATTTAAGTGGCAATTACATTCAGTCTTTTGTAAATGGTTATGAAGCTGCACAAAAGCTTAATTTGGATTACACTAGTATATGGAGATGTATAACAGAACAACAGCAGCATTATAAACAATATCAGTTTAAATCGTATAAAAAAGATAAGATCAACTGTTGGAGTAATTCAAACAAGAAAATAGTTTATGTATATGATAATAATGGTAATTTTATTGACTCTTATAATTCACAAAAAGAGTGTGCTAAAGCTTTTGGAGTTGCACCTTCATCTATTTGCCGATATTTAAAAGGTATTCGTAAATTAAAAGGTTTTGTTTTTTCTGATATTCCTTTATAAATATTTGAAGATATAGTCTGATGTATTATATTATATAATATATGAAAACGACGATCGCAACCAAGTTTCCACGCCACTTGTTGCTGGCTTTTGAAAAAGGATACAACGCGATTCCTGGAGCAATGGCTCAACCAATTAATACTTGGGCGGAATTTAGAAAAGTACTGAGACAATTAAAAGATGAAAAAGTAAAAGAACAGTTTGAAACGATTATTCTGGATACAGCAGATATCGCATATGACCTATGCGAAAAGTATATTTGTGCCAATGCAAAAAGACCAGACGGCGGTTTTGGAGTAGATTCTGTTAGTGATATTCCTTTTGGAAAAGGGTATACTCTAGTCGCCAAAGAATATGATGAATGTTTACGTTCTATTATTCAAATGGATTATGGTTTAGTTTTAATTAGTCACTCAGTAGATAAAACTTTTAAAGATGAGCAAGGTCAAGAGTATAATCAGATCGTTCCTACTTTAGGAAATAAGCCTAGAGCGATTGTATCTCGTATGTGCGATATTATAGGCTACTCTCGTAGTGTTCAAGATGAAGAAGGTAAAACTTCAACTAAGTTATTTATGCGTGGAACGCCAAGATATATTGCAGGCTCTCGTTTTAAATATACTCCAGATTACATTGATTTTAATTATCAAAGCTTAGTTGATGCTATTGGCATGGCTATTGATAAACAAATGGAAGAAGATGGAAGTGAATATTTTACAGACGAAAGATCAAACTTATATAAAGACACAAGAGCGGAATTAGATTTTGATGAATTATTGAATAGTTTCAATACTATTGTAAATGATTTAATTATGCAAAAATCTAATGAGGAATTTAAAGAATATTGGCAGCCTAGAATCGTTCAAATTACAGATAGATATTTAGGAAAAGGTATGAAAGTCAGTCAATGTTCAAGAGATCAAGTTGAGGCTTTAGATTTGATTGTCACTGATTTAAAAGAATTAATAAAAAGTGTGGATTAGTCCACACTTTTTGATATTTATTAAAAAATATGTTATAATATAATAAAAGAATTAAGGAGTTTTAAATGGCTCATTTAGTAACGTGCGTTTATTGTAAAAAACGTTTTGATAGAGACAAAATAGAGACAACTCAAATTTCCGCAAGGAGATATGCACATAAAGAATGTGCGGAAAAGAATCAAAAGGAAAAAAGTCAGGAAGAACAAGACTTAGAAAAATTAGAGCAATATATTATGAAATTGTTTGATGAACCATATATTAACGCTAGAATTAAAAAACAAATTAAAGATTACAAAGCTATGTATAATTATACTTATAGTGGAATGTTAAAATCTTTGATTTGGTTTTATGAAATTAAAGGAAATTCAATAGAAAAAGCGAACGGCGGGATTGGTATTATCCCTTTTATATACAAGGATGCTTTACAATATTATTATAGCTTGTATTTAGCGAAATTATCAAATGAAAATAAGAATATTGAAGAATACAAACCTAAAATAAAATATATAGAAATTACCCCTCCTTCCGCGATTCGAAAGATGAAAAGGCTATTTAATTTAGACAGTAAGGAGGAAGAATGAAGTGGGAAAATATGTAGATATCCCATCTATTATTCAAGTTATTGGGGGAATTTATTTAAACCCTAATTTACTAGATGAAGATGGAAAATACTTTTTTAATGAAGAAGATTTTACAGAAGAATTTCATAAAATTCTTTTTGGGTCTATATATAATTTACATGAATTAGGTGCTAAAGAAATTTCTATCAATGCGATAGAAGATTATTTAGAGCAAAGACCAAAAAGCTATGCAGTTTATAAGGCTAATAAGGGACAAGAATATCTTCAAAAATTAAGTAAATCAGTACAATTAGCGGCTTTTGATTTCTATTATAATAGAATGAAAAAGATGACTCTGCTAAGAATGTATCAAAGTATAGGAATGGACTTATCATGGCTATATGATATAGACAATATCATGGATGTTAAGAAGAAGCAAGCTCAGGAGGATTGGCTGGATAATTCATCTATTGAAGACATCGCAGAGATTATTGATAAAAAAATTACTGATATAAGATTAAAGTATGTAGATGATGCTTCTAATGGTGCGGAACTAGCAGGCAATGGAGCATTAGAACTGCTCGAACGCTTAAGAGAAACCCCTGAAGCAGGATATCCTTTATTCGGACCCTTGATAAATACTGTAACTAGAGGGGCTAGATTAAAGAAATTTTATTTGCGATCAGCCGCAACTGGAGTAGGAAAAACAAGAGCGATGATCGCAGACGCATGCTCTATTGCCTGCGATGAAATTTATGATTCTAAAGAAGAAAAATGGATTTCAAATGGAACTAAAGAACCAACAATCTTTATTTCAACAGAACAAGAGAAAGATGAAATTCAGACTATGATAATTGCTTTTTTATCTGATGTAGATGAAGAGCATATTATTTCTGGAGAATATTATGCTGGAGAATGGGAGCGTGTTATTTACGCGGCAAACCTTTTAAAGAGATGTCCATTATATATAGAACAATTACCAGATTTTTCTCTAAAAGATATTGAGAATACTATTAAACGTGGAGTTAGAGAATATGATGTTAAATATGTGTTCAACCCTTTTGTGGGTTTAAAGGACTGTGTAAAACTTTTCCAGCTTACCACTGGGGTTATCGTTTAAGATAGCTAACGGGGAACCCTAAGTAGAAATATATGGGAATCCCGTGGGAAACTTTGGACAGAAATAATCAAATTTATTTTGACTACTTTCATACACAAATAGAAAATTGTGTGGAAGGAGTTAAAAATGGCAATAGTTTACTGTTATACTAATCAAATCAATAATAAAAAATATATAGGACAAACAATTAACCCAGAGCAAAGAAAAAATCAGCATCGAAGTTCTGCTTTCAATCCTTCTGATAAAGATTATGAATCATTAATTCATAGAGCTTTTAGAAAATATGGTTATGAAAATTTTACTTATGAAGTATTAGCTGAAATTTATGACAATGATTTTGACTTACTTAATAAGCTAGAACAATATTATATTTTAAAATTTAACTCAAAAGTTCCTAATGGCTATAATGTTTTAGAAGGTGGAAAGAATTGTGCGAGACCGCATAAGGAAGAGACTAAAGAAAAAATGAGATGGTCTCATGCAGCTCTTACGAAAGAAGAAGTTATCTCTTTGCGAATTGCTTATAAAGAACAAAAAAGTCCAACTAAAATATTTAAAGAAAAATACGAAGGAAGAATAGAATGGCAATCTTTTTTAAATATCTGGACTGGAAAAAGGTATGCTACTGTAATGCCAGAAGTTTTTAAAACAAATGATGGTACGGGAAGAAAAACCAAACTTACTGTTGAAATTGTAAAAGCAATTAGGGAAGAAAGAGAAAAAACAGGGAAAAGCTATGATAAAATAGCAAAACAATATGGAATCTCAAAAGCAACTGTTGCAGATTTGATTAAAAGAAGAACTTGGAAAAATGTCTAAAGAACCTGTATCGACTATCCTCGGATCGGAGGAGTAGGACTACTATTGGTACGTAGTTCGAAATGGTTTCCTATGACTTTTGTCGTAGTAAGAGATAGTCAACGCCTCTTGAAAGAGAGGACTTACGTGCTTTGACTATATACATACCAGTATGAAAATTTTAAGTGAAGTTTCTTCTAAAACTGGAGTAAGGGGATTAAGAGAAGATAATATCCTTTTTATGATTTCAATTCGTTTAAAAGATATGTGTAATCAATACGGTATTTTTATTATGACAGCAACTCAATTAAATAGTGACTATGTAACGGCTCAACAGTATGATCAAAATCTTCTAAGAGGAGCTAAGTCTATTGCTGATAAAATTGATTGTGGTATGATTATGCTTGAAGTTGATAATGATGATCGTACAGCTTTAGAAAATGTTTTAGCCCAAGGCGGATTTGAAATGCCTTTAATTAAAATTTCTGTTTATAAAAACCGTAGAGGTAGATATAAAGGAATTTTATTATGGTGTAAAGCGAATAGAGGTACTTGTAAAATTATTCCTATGTTTGCAACAAATTACCAGTATGAGTTGATTCCTATTGAAGATTTAAAAATCACTGTTAAGCCAAAAGAAGAAAAAAAGGCTGATGCTAGTGCTTTTTAATTTTAAAAGAAAGAAAGGAATAAAGAATCTTGTATAAGTATGATAAAGACGAATTAAAATTAAATCTTTCAATAGAGCAAGTTTTTGATCTGGTCGCGGAATTGGGTGGAGAGCCGCGAATGGAAAGTGGTTTTTTTATTTCTAAAACAATATGTCATAATCATACAGGAGAGGGTTCTCATAAATTATATTATTATGATAATACTAAATTATTTAGATGCTATACTGACTGCGGAACCAGTTTTGATATATATGAATTAGTAGAAAAAATAAAAAACAACAGTGAAGATTTAAAAACTTATTATAATAAAGAAGGAAATCTTTGTTATCGAGAATGGGAACTTTTTGATGCTGTTGAATTTGTGGCAATATATTATGGTTATTCGCCAAAAACATTTGATTTTCAAAAAACTCAAGAAAAACTAAAGGATTGGGAAATTTTTAATAATTATGAGCAAATTAACAAAGATGAACAAGAGCAAAGAGTAGAGTTAAGAATTTTTGATAATAAAATTCTGCAACATTTACCTCATCCGCGAATAGTATCTTGGGAACAAGAGGGAATAAAAAAGGAGATAATGGATCATAGGGGCATCGCCTATGATCCTAAAAATCAAGGTATAGTAATTCCGCATTATGATATAAATAATCAATTAGTTGGAATAAGAGAAAGAACTTTAATTAAAGAAGAAGAGAATTTTGGAAAATATCGACCAGCTATTTTAAATGGAGTTATGTATAATCATCCTTTAGGCTTTAACTTATATAATCTTAACAATAGTAAAGATAATATAAAAATAATTAAAAAAGTTATTGTTTATGAAGGAGAAAAATCATCTCTTCTGTACGCAAGCTTTTTTGGTGAAGAAAATGATATTAGTGTCGCAGTTTGCGGCAGTTCTTTAATTAGTTATCAAGTTAAAGTATTATTATCTTTAGGAGTTGAAGAAATAATTATTGCTTTTGATAAACAGTTTAAAGAAGTCGGAGATGAAGAATGGAAGAGATGGACAAAGAAATTAAAGAGTATTCACAAAAAATATTCTCCATATGTTCAAATAAGTTTTTTGTTTGATAAATGGAATTTATTAGATTATAAAGATTCTCCTATTGATAAAGGTCCAGATATCTATTTAGAATTATTTAAGAAAAGGATAATATTATAATTATGTAAGGAGAAATAAGTAAAGCAATGAAATACCAGTTAATTAAGCCTGTTAATTTAGAATATTCCGCGATAGAGCAAATTTTAACAAATCGTGGAATTAAACATGAGGATATTAAGCACTATTTGAATACTACTGATAATGATATACATTCGCCTTTAGAATTAGGAGAGAAAGCTTTAAAAAACGGTCTTTGTATGTTATTAAAAACAATTTGTAGCAACACAAAAACTTTAATTGTAGTTGACTCTGATTGTGATGGTTTTACTAGTAGTGCTGTTTTAGTTAATTTTTTATACGATCAATTTCCGCAATATACTCTCTCAAAAGTAGAATGGCTAATTCATAGCGGAAAACAGCATGGATTAAGTGATTGTAAAGATATGATTCTTGAGGGAGATTATTCTTTAGTCATCTGTCCAGATTCTTCAAGTAACGATTTTAAAGAACATAGAATGTTGAGAGAAAAAGGAATAGATGTTTTAGTTCTAGACCACCATGAAGCAGATCATATTAGTGAGGACGCTGTTGTTATAAACAATCAATTAAGTGATTATCCTAATAAACAGCTATCTGGTGTTGGTATTGTATGGCAATTTTGCAGATATATAGATTCAATTATGAAAACTAATCACGCGGAAGATTATCTTGATTTAGTTGCTCTTGGACTGATGGCGGATATGATGAGTATGACCTCTTTTGAAACTAAACATTTAATTACAAAAGGATTTAAGAATGAAAATATTCAAAACCCTTTTATCGTGTATATGGCAGATAGAAATAGTTATTCATTAGGAAAGAATATTACTCCTATGGGAGCCGCGTTCTATATTGCTCCTTTTGTTAATGCTATTGTTAGAAGCGGCACATTAGAAGAGAAACATCTTGTTTTTAAATCAATGCTTAAGTTTGAAGCTTCAAAAAAAGTACCTTCTACAAAAAGAGGACATAAAGAGGGAGAAGAAGAACCATTAGTACTTCAAGCGATTAGAACCGCGGCGAATGTCAAAAACCGACAAACAAAAGCTCAAGATGCAGGAATAGCACTTTTAGAAAATGAAATTGAAAAGAAACATCTATTAAACCATAAAGTATTACTGTTTTTACTAAAGCCAGGAAAGATTGATCCTAATATAGCTGGGTTAATCGCGAATAAGTTTATGTCGAAGTATCAAAGACCTTGTTGTATTCTAACTCAAGTTGAAGATGGAAATAAGGTTTTTTATCAAGGTTCCGCTAGAGGATATGATAAAGGCGGAATTGCTAATTTTAAAAGAATATGTGAATTTGCACCATATGTTGAATTCGCGGAAGGACATCCGAACGCTTTTGGTTTGAGTATATATCTAGGTCAAAAAGATTATGATGAAGAAGTTTGGGGTGAATCTATACTTTTATTTTTAGACTACACAGATGAAGTTCTTCAACTTATGTCATCTGAGCCAATCTATTTAGTAGATTATATCTATGAAGGAAATCAAGTTAAAGCAGAAAATATTCTTGATATAGCTTCGTTAGATTATCTTTGGGGAAAAGACATGGACGAATCTTTAGTTGCAGTTAAAGGCTTAAAAATTACAAAAGACATGATAACTTTAATGTCTCCTGATAAGAAGCCTACTCTAAAAATAACTTTACCAAATAATATTTCTTTAATTAAATTCAATTCTTCTCAAGAGGAATACGAAAAATTATCTTCAGAGGATGGATATGTAGCTATTGATTTGGTAGGTAAATGTAATAAGAATGAATGGCAAGGATATGTAAATCCTCAAATTTTTATTGAAGATTATGAAATTGTTGACTCTAGTCAATATTACTTTTAACTACCGGGCGGTCTACGCCCGACTCTAAGAACTGAAAGTGGTTTTGGATTTTTTCAGACCAAAAATTATTTTTTTGATTTTTCTTTAAAAAAAAGTTATAATATAAGTAAAAGTATATATTTATAAGATAAGATAAGGAAAGGTAAAATATGATTTTAACAAAGAAACAAGAGGAAGGATTACATATTGCAATAGAAAGATATAAGAATAAGGAAAAATACACTGTCATTGGAGGTTACGCGGGAGTAGGCAAAAGTAGCTTAGTAAAATTTATAATTGAAGCTTTAAATATTGATATAAATAAAGTGTGTTATACTGCTTTTACTGGGAAAGCCGCAGAGGTTTTAAAGAAAAAAGGAAATCACAACGTTTGCACTTTACATAAACTTTTATATGACCATTTTCCAAAGCCAGAAGGCGGTTTCTTTAGAAAACCAAAAAAAGATATTCCATATTCAGTTGTAGTAGTTGATGAAATTTCCATGGCACCTAAATCATTGATGGAATTACTCGCATCTCATAGATGTCATATTATTTGCTTAGGAGATCCGTTTCAGCTTCCACCAATTAACAAAGATGAAGATAATCATTTATTAGACCATCCGCATATATTCTTAGATGAAATTATGCGGCAGGCGGAAGATTCTGAAATTATTCAACTATCTATGAAAATTAGAAAAAGAGAACCAATTTCTTTATTTAATGGAAATAATGTTAAAGTCTTATCAAAAGAAACTTTAAATACAGGGATGCTTACTTGGGCGGATCAAATTTTGGTAGGAACAAATGCGACTCGTCAAAATATCAATAACCAGATGAGAGCTTTATTGGAGCGGGGATCACTCCCAGAAGATGGAGATAAAGTTATCTGTTTAAGAAATTATTGGGATGATATTAATGAAAATGGAGACTCATTAGTAAATGGAACTATTGGCTATTTAAAAAATCCTTTTGAAACTTTTTATACAATTCCGCGATTTATAAAAGCTGATAAACGTAAATTAGAGATGATTAGCTCAGATTTTATTATTGATAAAAATACTTCATTTAATTATGTTCTTGTAGATAAACAACTAATTTTAAATGGAGAAAGATGCTGTGATTGGAAAGTAGCTTATCAATTAGGGAAATTAAAAGATAAAATCGGAGATGTAGTTCCTAAAGAATTCGCATACGCGTACGCTATTACGGGACATAAGTCGCAAGGAAGTGAATGGGATAAAGTCTTAGTTATTGAGGAAGCTTTTCCTTTTGACAAGACAGAACATGCACGTTGGCTATACACTACAGTTACACGGGCAAGCGAAAAATTAGTTTTAATAAGGAATGAATAAAATATGACAATAACTTATTATGATAAGTATGCAATTATCCCAAAAAGATGTAATAAATGTAATAGGCTTTTTCTTTTTGAAGGATATAATCTTTTCTATAGAGAGCTTGGTAGGGACTCTATAGAAATGATTAAATGTAAAAGATGTATTGATAATAATAAAAAAATATAATATAATATAATATATTTTAATAGTATAAATAATTTTATTTATTTAATTTAATAGAAATAGTATTATACAAATAAGCGAGGTTAATTAAAATGAACTATACAGGCTCTTTACATAATCATACCCAAATGTCTAATTTTCGTTTAAGAGATTGTATTATTAAAGAAGAAGATTTAATTAACAGAGCCATTGAATTAGGTCATTCTGTTGTTGCAATAACAGATCATGAGACTATTGCCTCTGCTGTTAAAATCTCTAAAATAAAAGACAAACTTAAAGACAAAATTAAAATTATTATGGGAAATGAAATTTATTTATGCAGAGACGGCTTAAATAAAGATAATTTTATAACTGAAGAAGATAAGTATTATCATTTTGTCTTATTAGCAAAAGATAAAATAGGCTTTCAACAAATTTGTGAATTATCTACGCGAGCATGGTTAAGAAGTTACAAAAGTAGAGGCATGCGTAGAGTTCCAACCTATTATGAAGATATAATAGAAATTATCGGTGCTAATCCAGGTCATGTTGTTGCGAGTACTGCATGTTTGGGTGGATTTCTACCAACTAAATTACTTGAGCATAAGCAATCTAATGATGATAAATTATGGGAAAAAATTCTTAATTGGTGTAAACTAATGTGTCGTACCTTTGGCGGAAAAGATTATTTTTATCTTGAGTTACAACCTTCTGCTTCAGCAGAACAAACTTATGTTAATTCTAAACTTATAGATATATCAAGAGAATTAAATATAGATTATATAATAACTTGTGATACACATTATCTTAAAGCAGAAGATAGAGAAATACATAAAGCTTTTTTAAAAGCAAAAGAAGGAGAAAGAGAAGTAGATTCTTTTTACGCCACAACTTATTTAATGGATACAGAGGATTTAATCAAACATTTAAGTCTTACTTCTCAAGAGATAGAAAGAGGCTTTCATAACATCGAAAAAGTGAGAGATTTATGTGAAGACTTTGACATTAGAAAACCTCTTAAAATTCCTACTTTGCAATGGAATAATTATTCTTCCATTGAAGTAACTGAAGGATGGATTGATCGTATACCATTCTTTAAAACTTTTTTAGATTCTGATTATATTGGGGATAAAGTGCTAGTAAAAGCAATAATTCATGGTATATTAACTCACCCTGATTTACAAAATAAAGAAGCTTATGATGAAATAAATAGTAATCTCGAAACTACGTGGTTATCTTCTAATGTTAATAAAACGCATTGGTCAGCATATTATCTTAATCTTCAAAAAATTATAGATTTATGTTGGGAAGCGGGTTCCATAGTAGGTCCAGGAAGAGGCTCAGGGGTTGGTTTTATTTTGTTATATTGTTTAGGTATAACTCAAATTAATCCTTTAAGAGAAGAAACTAAATGTTATGCTTGGCGTTTCTTAAATCCAGAAAGAGTTTCTGTTCTCGACATAGATTTTGATATAGAGGGCGGACGTCGTCCACAGGTTTTAAATAAATTTAGAGAATTTTACGGTGAAGATAGGGTAGCAAATGTTCTAACCTTTAGAACGGAAAAATCAAAAGCAGCTATTCTTACCGCTGCGAGAGGGTTAGGATATGATAATGATATAGCAAGTTATTTGGCATCTTTGATTCCTTCTGATAGAGGACAGCTTAGAACTTTAAAAGAAGTTTTTTATGGAAATAAGGAAAAAGATTTTAAACCTAATACAATATTTGTTAATGAGATGACAAACAATTATCCCGATTTATGGGAAGTAGCTCAAGGAATTGAAGGACTCATATGCGGAACTGGTATTCATGCTGGCGGAGTAATTTTTGTAGATGAGCCTTTTACTAAATCTACTGCCTTAATGAGAGCACCAGATGGTACAATTACAACACAATTTGATCTCCATGATGCGGAGGAAGTAAGTCTAATAAAATATGACGCTTTATCTGTAGAAGCTATGGACAAAATTCACGCTTGTCTAAATCTACTAATTGAGGATAAAAAGATTATTAAAAAACCTACTTTAAGAGAGACATACGAAGAAGTTATAGGTGTATATAACATTGAAAGAGATGATTTAAAGATGTGGGAAATGGTGTGGAATCATAAAATCTTATCATTATTTCAGATGGAGCAACAAAGCGGAATTCAAGGGATTAAATTAGCTAAGCCAAGATCAGTCAACGATTTAAGTGTACTTAATTCTGTTATTCGTTTAATGGCTCCTGACAAAAATAGTAAAACCCCTCTTGAAATGTGGGCAATTTATAGAAAAGACATTAATGTGTGGATAAGAGAAATGGAAAGGTATGGTTTATCAAAAGAAGAGATAAAGTGGCTTTCTAATCACTCAGCAATTACTAATGGAATATGCGAATCTCAAGAAGGATTGATGTCTTTAGTACAAGAGCCAAGACTAGGCGGGAATTCTCTTACTTTTGCTGACAAGTGTCGTAAAGGTATTGCTAAAAAACAGGGAAAACTCTTTCAAGAATGTGAAGATATTTTTTACGAAAATATTAAAAAAAATAATTGTTCAGAGACTTTAGCACATTATGTTTGGGATGTTTTACTTAAGGTACAGAGAGGATATTCTTTTAATCGAAGTCACTGTTTAGCGTATTCTTTGGTTGCTTTACAAGAAATGAATTTGGCTTATAAATATCCAATTATATATTGGAATACAGCCTGTCTTATTGTAAATAGCGGGTCTATCGAAACATATAAAGAAAAAGATGATGAAATTGAATATGAAATAACAGATGAAAGTGAAGAAAAGAAGAAAGAAAAAACAACAGATTATGCTAAAATGGCTCAAGCTTTAGGGGAAATAATTGATAGAGGAATTAAGGTTTCCTTAGTTGATATAAATAAATCTGACTATAGTTTTAAACCAGATGCTGAAAATAACGAAATTCTTTTTGGAATGAAAGCATTGAGTAATGTAGGCACACCAATTATTGAGCAGATTTTTTCTGGTAGACCATATAAAAGTATTAAAGATTTTATGATAAGATGTCCTTTAAATAAATCTGCAATGATTTCTTTAATAAAGAGCGGAGCCTTTGATAAACTAGAATTAGAATGGGCAAAAGAATTAAATGTTGAGCCAAGAGTGCTTGTAATGATATATTATTTATCTGTTGTTAGCGAGCCAAAGAAAAGATTAACGCTACAAAACTTTAATGGTTTAATTCAAAAAGACTTAATTCCACCTTCTTTAGATAGTATGAAAAGATTATTTTTCTTTAATAAATATCTAAAGACTGAGAAAAAAGTTGGAAAATATTATGTCTTTGATGATGCTTGTGAAAAATTCTACAATCAAAGGTATGATATGGAAGATCTTGAAGTAATAAACGGATGCGTTTGTATTTTACAAAACAAATGGGATAAAAAGTATCAAAAAGGTATGGATAGAGCTAGAGACTGGCTTAAAGAAAATCAACAGACAGTATTAAAAGAATTTAATGAGGCTCTATTTCTTGACTCTTGGAATAAATATGCTAAAGGAAATATCTCAGCGTGGGAAATGGAAAGCTTATGTTTTTACTACCATCCGCATGAGTTAATAAATATTGATACTTTAAAGTATGGAATTTCAGATTTTTCTAAATTACCCGAAGAGCCTGTTGTAGATTATTTTTTCAAAAGAAATGGAAAAGAAATTCCTATTTACAAAACTTATAAAATCATTGGTACTGTAATTAGTAAAAATGATGCTCGTTCTTCAATATCATTATTAACAACTTCTGGAGTTGTTAATGTAAAATTTACAAAAGATTACTTTGCTATGTTTGGGAGACAAATTTCTGAAAAGCAAGAAGATGGAACTAAAAAAGTTATGGAAAAAGGCTGGTTTCAAAGAGGAACAAAAGTAATGTGTACCGGGTTTAGGCGTGGAGATACATTTCAGACTAAATCGTATAAACACACCCCTACCCATCAGCTCTACAAAATTATTGACGTTAATGGTTCAGATATGAAACTAGAGCATGTTAGATATGGTATGGAAGGAGAATAGAATGTCAAAATATAAAGTTCTTGCACTGTTCGGAAAGAGCGGTGCAGGAAAAGATACTATAAAAAAACGAATGTGTTGCAATCATTCAGAAATAAAAGAAATTATTAGTTGTACTACTAGACCGCCAAGAGAATACGAAAGAGATGGCGTAGATTATTACTTTCTATATCGCGAGGATTTTGAAAGGCGAGTTCGCGATAAAGATATAATAGATGCAGTTTATTTTAAAAAATGGCTATATGGCACTTCTATCCAAGAGTTAGATAAAGATAAAATAAATATTGGTGTTTTTAGTATCGCGGGAATTAGGCAATTATTGAAAGATGAAAGAATAGAGGTACTACCAGTTTTAATAGAAGTGCCAGGAAAGGAAAGATTAAAAAGAGCTTTAAGAAGAGAATATAATCCAGATTGTAAAGAAATTTGTCGAAGGTTCCTTGCTGATGAAAGAGATTTTTCAGACATTAATTTTGAATATGTAACTTTTTATAATGAATCTGATTATGCCCCTAGTATGTTTGATTCTTTTGAGCCTATTGCAGATTTTATACATGGGCAATAATTAATAATAATCAATAAGTAAAATTTAATATATATTATAAGCCTTAAAATAATAATATAATTAGGAGGATAATATTAATTATGGTAATTAAAAGAGATAATAGAACAGTAAAATTTGATAAGATGAAAATTGTAGATGCGGTTCTTGCTGCTTTTAAGCAAATTGATAATGATATATCTGATTATGCTTTAATTAAAGCTGGTAATATTGCAGATTATATTTCAGATATAGCAAAAACAAAAGACTTAACAGTAGAAGAAATTCAAGATTTAGTTGAAAAAGGACTAATGTCTACTAAGAGAAAAGATGTTGCAAAAGCTTTTATTGTGTATAGAGATGAAAGAACTCATCTTAGAGAAATGAAAGGAACATTAAAATTTAAGAATGAAAAAATTCTTAATCTAATTGATGGGACAGATAAAGAATCTAAAACTGAAAATTCTAACAAAGATACTAGAATTATTCCAACTATGAGAGATTATATTGCTGGATTTACCTGCAAAGAATTAGCGGAATTTCATATTGATAGAGACATTTTAGATGCTCACAATAAAGGATGGATTCATTTTCACGATATGGACTATAGTCCTGCTATGCCAATGACTAACTGTTGTTTAGTTAATCTTGAAGATATGTTACAGAATGGTACTGTTATAAGTGGTTCTAAAATAGATCCTCCAAATAGCTTTAGAACAGCTTGCACTGTTACAACTCAAATTGCTGCTCAGGTTGCGAGTTCTCAATATGGAGGGCAAACCCTTAATATAGCTCATCTGGCTCCTTTTGTTCAAAAATCAAGAGAAAGATATTTAAGAAAATTTTCTTTCTTAAATAATTCTGAAATTGAGAAGATGGTAAAAGATGAAATTTCAGATGGTGTTCAAACAATTCAATATCAATTAATTACAATGTCTAGTACAAATGGTCAAGCTCCATTTGCAAGTTTATTTCTTTATTTAAAAGATGCTAAAAATAAACAAGAGGAAAAAGACTTAGCTTTAATTATAGAAGAAATTTTAAAGCAAAGAATTAAAGGAGTCAAGAATGAACAAGGTGTCTATGTAACTGTAGCTTTTCCAAAGTTACTTTATGTTTTAGATGAAAATAACATCACAGAAGATAGCGAATATTGGTACCTAACAAAATTAGCCGCAAAGTGTAGTGCAAAAAGATTAGTTCCAGATTATATTTCCGCAAAGAAGATGAAAGAGCTAAAAGGTGACGTCTATGGATGTATGGGATGTAGATCTTTTCTAGCGGGAGACCCAATCGAACATAGATATTGGGGAAAATTTAATCAAGGTGTAGTTACCATAAATTTGGCGGCAGCCGCATTAGAAGCTATCAATAGTAAGGAAGATTTCTGGAGTGTGCTAGACGAAAGACTAGAATTATGCTATAGAGCATTAATGATTAGGCATAATAGATTGCTAGGAACAAAGTCTGATGTAGCTCCGATATTATGGCAACATGGTGCTTGTGCAAGATTAAAACCTGGAGAAGTAATTGATCCTTTATTATATGGATTAAATTCATCTATCTCTCTTGGTTATGCCGGACTATGGGAAGCAGTATTAGCTTTAACAAATAAAAGCTTAACTACTTCAAAAGGAAAAGAAATGGCTCTGTCTATTATGAAGCACCTTAATGAAAAATGCAAAGAATGGAAAAATAAAACAAATATAGGTTTTTCTTTATATGGAACTCCTATTGAAAATACTACAACTAAATTTGCAAAAGCGTTGAAAGAATATCCTATTATAAAGGGCGTTAATGATAAATTATATGTTACTAATTCTTATCATATAAATCCTGCGTTTTCAATAGATGCTTTTGAGAAATTAACTATTGAAAGTGATTTCGCTAAATATAGCGAAGGTGGTCAAATTACATATTGTGAAACACCAAATATGGAAAATAATATTCCTGCATTACTGGAAATTATTAAACATATTTATGAAACTAATATGTATGCAGAAATTAACACTACTACATCTTACTGTCAAGTTTGTGGAAGTACAGATATTAAAATGGATAAAAATAAATTAAAATTCGTTTGTCCTTGTTGCGGAAACGATGATTTTGATAAAATGAATGTTGCAGTTCGTATATGTGGATATATAAGTACTAATCCTTTTAGTGAAGGTAGAGCAGCAGATATAGCCGCAAGAGTTTATCACATTGATCCAGAAGAGGAAGAATAATATGGCTAATATAGCAAAGATTAAAAAATATTGCATATCAAATGGAGAAGGGTTAAGAACCGCTATCTTTTTTTCTGGATGTGATTTCCATTGTAAAGGATGTTTTAATTATAAATTACAGAATCCTAATTATGGAGAAGAGTATACTGAAACAAAAGAACAAGAAATTTTTAATTCTATTAACGAACATATCAGTGGAATATCAATTTTGGGCGGAGAACCTTTAAGTCAATATAATCTAAATACTGTTACTAAATTATGTGTTAATTTTAAAGAAAATTTTCCAAATAAAACAATATGGCTTTGGACTGGTTATACTTTGGAAGATATAAAAGAATTGTCAATACTAAAATATATAGATGTTTTAATAGATGGACAATTTAAGCAAGATGAATATGAATATGGGCTGCCTTGGAGGGGCAGCCGCAATCAACGAATATTAAAAAAAGGAATTGACTTTTAAACAAAAATATATTATAATAAATAAGGAGTAAAAAAATGGGAGAAGTTAGTTTAGGAACTTTATACGATATTAACAAAAACCTTATGAAAAAAGAAAAAAAACTTTCTTATCCTGCTTTGACTAATAAATTAAAACAGGTAACTAAATTTTTTAAAAATAATAAAATGTATTTTATGCTACTTTGCAATGAAGCAAAGGATTACACTATTTTTAAAATAAACAATCATGCTTCCGTGGAAAAGGCAACAGAAGAATTAAAAGAGTGTTTACTCAATAGAGGAGAAGTTTTAGATATTAGTAAAGTAGACGAAATACAAGAAGCTTTTGAAATTTGGATTAAAATGAATAATGATGCATATTGCTATTATTTATTTCCATATGATGAAGCTATTATAGAGGTGTAATATGAAAATAATTGGAATATTAAGACCTTTTGATTTGGAACAAAGCTTTTACGTTTATGAAAATGGTAATAAAATTGATATGGCTTATCCTACAATAGACGAGGTAAATGAAGTTATCTTTGCTTTTGTAGAAAAGTATAATATTACTCAGGTAGATTTGACTGGACCTAAGCAATATACAAAAGGCATTAGTAAAAAAATTAAAGAAGCAGAATTTTCTAAATATAATAAAAACTCAATTCAAATTAATTTAATTTAGGGAGAATTATAATGAGATATTTAACAAAAGTAGTAGAAACATATAGATTAAGTAATGAAAGAGAAGTAGAAGATTTTCTTAAAGAATTAAAAGCCGATCCGCATTTTACGGTAGCTAAATATAGTAGTACCAAAAAAGAGAAAAAATCAAAAGGCGAAATAATTGATGAATGGATTCGTTTTGAAGTTGTAAAACTTTTTAATAATGAACAAGAGCCAGATAGTGAGATTGATATTGAATATACTAAAAAAGGAGCTTTTTAATGGCAAATAAAGTAAAAATAAAACGTTTAAATGATTTAGCAAAAATTCCTACTCGCGGAAGTGAATATGCCGCGGGCTATGATTTATACGCGGCAACCGCGTATGATATAGAAATTCCTCCTCATAAAACTGTAAAGATAGGTACGGGACTTGCTATTGAATTAGAGGAAAACACTTTTGGAGCCATTTTCGCGAGAAGCGGATTGGCTACAAAAAAAGGATTACGTCCAGCTAACTGTGTAGGTGCTTGTGACCCAGATTATCGGGGCGAATATATTGTAGCCGTTCATAATGATTCTGATAAAGCAATGGTAGTAGAGGCTGGAGAAAGAATAGCACAACTGATTATTATGCCTTTTATTCCAGCTACTTTTGAAGAGACTGACTCTCTCACAGATACCAGCAGAGGGGCAGGGGGCTTTGGTTCTACCGGTTCCAAATAAATATTAAGTAGAGTATATAATATATATATTATTATATACTCTATTTTTTTTGTTTAAATAAAATTTGACAGAGTTAGAATAATATGTTATAATTTAGATAGAAAAATAAAGGAGATTAAATATGAACATATTATCAATAGATGCAAGTTCCAAAAGTAGCGGATTTGCTATTTTTGAAAATAATAAACTAACTTATCATACTTGTATTACGGCTTCTTCAAAAGATGTTATCGCAAGAATAAAAAAAATGATAGAAGGACTAATTGAAATTTTAAAGAAATATTCTATAGATAAAATTATTTTGGAGGAAGTTAGACCAGAAAATGGATTGCAAAATATTCAAACTCATCGTGTTTTGATGTGGCTTCAAGCAGCGATAGCTTTTACTGTACATGATAATTTTCCACAAATAAAAATTGAATATTTATACCCAAGTGAATGGCGTTCTGCATGTGGAATCCGCACAGGAAAAGGAATCAAAAGAGAAGAATTAAAGCTTGAAGATATTCGATTTGTAGAAGAAAAATTTAATATTAAAGTAAATGATGATGAAGCAGATGCTATAGGAATAGGTTATGCATATATTCTTTTAAATAATAAGATTATTTGGGAATAAAAAAATATGGGAGCTAAATAGCTCCCATTATTTATATCTACGACTAAGGTAATCAGAGATTTCACAGATACATTGATAATTATAATCATGTTCTTCTAAGATGTCCATTAATGTTTCTATATGCTTTATCTCTTGCATGACATCTTCTATCATTTTATGCACGATCTTTCTATCTTCTACATTTCTTTTCCATTGTAATAGATGTTCTAAAACTTCGCTTTCCCAATCAGCATATTGTTTCATAGATTCTTTCACTAAAGAAATAATTTTTTCTTCAGATAAATCTTTATATAAATCCTCGTTTTCTTCCCAACGGTCAATACTTTTTGTTTTTAAGATTGGAAATTTTTTATATTTCTCAATATATTTATGTTTTAAAAGCTCAAGAGTTTCAGTCTCTTCTTGTGATTGGTGGTAATGTAAAGCCTTAAATCCAGGTAATTTTAATAAATCATATAAGTCTGTTTCAAATAAATGAAACATTACTCCTTCTAAGTTCTGCTCCATCATCTTAACCATCATGTCCTCATTTGTATTTTCTTCTATTGTTGCTTTCGGAGATATTGTTTCTGCCATAACATAGCCTCCTCATTAACATAATTTAACTACAGTTATATTAGTATTAGAATAAATAGCTCCTACGCCAGTATTTAATACAGTTAGAGTAGTAGTATTATCAATAGAAGCACAAGAAGGTAAAACTTTAATAATAGTTGAAAAAGACATTCCATTAAAGTCTGTTACTGCCGCGGAATTAGAACTACTTGTTGCTCCTTCTACATTAACTCCGTTCTTTTGTAATTGCATAGTAACAGTTCCCGCAGTTCCAGACTCTGCAGCGATAGCGTCTACACTGATTAGATAAACTCCTGGTTTCTTTAACTGAATTGAAGAAGAACCAGCAATGTAATTGATAGAACATCCATTTAAAATATTAATATTAGTAAATGGTAGAAGTTGTCCTGTTGTTAAAGTCTCATTTGCAGTAGATACAGCATTTAATACGCTTTTTTGATATGCTTTGTTTATTGTATATCCCATATTTTATATTTCCTTTCTTGGGCGGAGAATCTCCGCCCGTATTCTATTAAGATTAGTTACAGCCGCATCCATTATATCCATTATAAATTCTGTTTCCTAATAAGGAAGCTTCATATGGAGAGCAAGTAATATAAGCTGGTTGTGGATAAGGTCTTAAAGTTCCAATCAAATTAGCACTTTGAGCCTGTTGACTTAATTGAAAATTTGCGGTCATAAGATCTCTATCTCTATCTGCTAATTTATCTCTTAAATCTTGCATTGTATTAGCATTGATTAACGCTCTTGTAGTATTTCCATCTTCACGAATTGCATTTACAATATCGCAAGTATTACGAGAGTTTTCATAGCGAACCGCGTCTATGTTGCGATTCGTTTCACCATTTTGTTATCATAAAGGCTCTTTATCCTTTATTTCTTATAGTTTCCTATAAGTTCAGACTATATCTTCATCCTATTTATATAGGAGTTCGGCACTCGTGTTGGTATTATTGTTTGTTGTAACTCAACCATTAGTCGTTGAACCTTCTAATTACTTTTATCAACTTTCATTAGCTTGGCTGCTGATTAACATATTTACAAATATGACCTTTATAAGGTCTATTGGCTTTTAAAGCTTTGCATAAAGGAGATGTATCTTTTACTCCTAAAGCATTAGCAGCTTCTCTTAAAGAAGAATATTTAATTCCATCTATTAAAACTGCCTTTGAACTTGTTTTATGTATAGTATATTTTTTTTGTTCTTCATCCATATATTTACATGGGTTCCCTTTAGTATCATATCCTCTTTTACACCAATTTGATATAGTATTTTCCCATACTCCAATTTCTTTAGCTGCATCTATTATTCCGTCATATCTAATTCCATCAATAAGAACAGGACGTTTTTTCTTATCGGCAACTTTTTGAACTACTTTAGAATCTTTCATTGGATTCTTTTCTGACATTCTTTTTCTTTGAAAATCAGTTTTCATTGGATTATACTCTGACATATATTGTCTCATTTCTTCTGTCCATTCTTTAGAATACCCTCCATATCCACCATCAATTAAATTACATTTACAAAATCCTTGTTGTCGATATTGTTTAGTTAATTCTGCCTCATATTTAAAAGCTTCTTCTTCTGTTTCAAAAAATTTAACTATTCTTACATCAACTTTATTTTTTGAAATATAATCTTTAAAATACTTATTCCTATCTGAAATATTTTTATATCTATTATTACATCCTTTTCCAACATAAAATATTTCATTAGTTTCTACATTATACCATTCATATACATAAAATTTATTCATTTCAATTCTCCTTATTTTCTTGATATTAAATATTAAAACAAAGGAGAATAATCTATCTTTCTTTGACCAATTTTTCTATTTGCAAACTTAGTCTCCCAGCAATTCACCGAATATTTTACTAATAGTTACCTATTAGGCTGCCATGATATGTCTAGCAGCATTGCTGATCCGCAAATTTTGCATCATTAATTGCAGATTGGATTCCTGCAAAACCTAAACTCATATTACTATTGACTCCGCCAAAACCTTGACAAAGCTCTCTCCCAACAGTATTAAAACCATTTAACATAGTTGTATTTTGAGCGTAGAATCCATCACAAAGTCCATTAGATAATCCTTGTAATTGTCTTTGAACGTCGCTGTTGTTAAATCCTTCAAATAAATCTGCTCTTGTTAAAGCTCCTTGAACTGCGGCACTGTCTACTCCACTTCTATTACCAAAGAAGCCATTTCCGCCCCAAGCTAACAAGAAAAATAAGAAGAACACCCAAATCCAAGTGCCATTTCCGCCGAATCCAGTGCAATCTCCATCTTTTGCTAAAGCCATAGCATCAGCGATACTTAATCCATCATTCATCATTCCCATAATAAATCTCCTTTTTTATAATTTATAATTTGTTTTCCATAAAAGCCTTGTACGCTAAAATCTAAATTGTTGCTGAAACATTTTCCATGCTTCATCAAAATTAATTCCTCTTTGCTGGCATAAATTTTTTGCAATTTGCTCTATCTCTTCTGGTGTTTTTCCAGATACCATTTGTTCTGCTCTATTAAAAAGAGGATGATTTGCAAACTGCTTTTTTAGTTGTTCCAGATTGTTGCTGTTTAATTGAGTCATTATCTACATTCCTTTCTAATGTTTCCTTTTTAACCATTTCTTCTCTAATTGATGAGATGGCTTTTTCAAATTCAGTTTTAGTGACATAACTTTCTATTGGTGCTACATTTTCTACAAGAGAGTAAGTGTTTAAAGTAGCAGTTCCATCAAGATTTATCTGTTTAGTATAAATCTTTTTATTTCCTATGTCAGTAAAAATAAACAACGAACCATCTAAATCAATCTGTGCGGCACGGGCTTCCTCCATGGATACTACTGGTCTACCTTTTAAAAAACTTTGATTTTGAGAAACCATAGTATTATACGGAGTATTCATCTGTTGTTGTTGCTCTAATTGTGCCAGGCGTTGATATTGTTGATTATAAGGGTATTGGTAATAAGGACTGTTTTGCAGTTGTTGTAAATTTTGATACATTTTACTTTTCACTCCTTTCCCTTGCAATGGTATATGAAAAATGACTGGTAATAAATTTTATACTTTGCCCGAAATTTTCATTAAAATTTATTTAAAAAGTAAATTTGGCTCCTAAAGTAAGAAAATAAAAAGCACGTATAAAAATTCTGTATAAAACAAAAAAATAGCCAAGAATAACAATAAATATTATTCTTGGCTAGCATTTTACTATCTTGAAAGGCATAATTGTCTTAATCTATAAGCTTTATTATTTTTTCCTTCTACCACTTGAAAATCTAAATTTTTGCTACCATCGGATTCTATAATTACTTTTAATTCTGCTGTACGAACATCAGAAACTGTTAAAGTATTTTTATCATTTTCCCAAGTTAGATTATATTGAAAAATAGTCATAGCATGGGTAATGGGATCTACAATAGTATAGGATAATTGAACTATCTTATTTTCATAATCTACCATATTTACAGGAATCTGTTTTACTTCCATAGGATGACCATTATACTCAGAAAAAATATAAAGACAATTTGCTAATTTTTTCGCGGCTGGGGTAATGGTCAATCTAATGACAGTACCATCTGAGATCTCATAATTAAGATTTCCGCTACTTGTCCATTCTTTTTCAGCCTTTAAAAAATCTTCTAAATTATCCAATCCTTGAGTACCTTGGTACTGGTCGGATAACTTTACATTTATTGTATCTACTTTAAATTTAAAATCTTTAAAAGTGCCATCTTTTTGTTTAACTTTAAATGAACTGCTTGTTTCCGCCATCTAACACACTCCTTTCATTTATTACAAATAAAATCTACAATAGTATATTCATCAACATCCTGTTTAAATTTTAAAGAAGTAATTTTATTATCATAATCACTCTCCAAAATACCAGTTTTACCTATTTCAAAGATATGACCATTTATTTCTATCTCGTTTCTTACATTTGTTTGAATACCTACTTTTTTTAAATAACTTAAATTTCTATAGTTAGTCATAGTTCTAATCAATTCTATAATTTCTTGGTCTTTGGTAAAAGGTCCTCGTATCTGACCAAAGAATTTATTAACAGTTGTATCACTCATATTTTAACTCCTTTAGTCTATTACAAACCAGATACCACCTTCAGGTAAATCATTTATCTTTGATTCTATATCTGCATCATTCTCTTTACCTACTACAATAGGAATATTAATTAAAGCAGAACCCGCGATGTAATACCATTCATTACTATCATAATCGAATCCATAATAGTCTTTTATTGTTTCATCAAACTCTATAACTGCAACTTTTCCTTTATCTGCATCTGAAAAACCATTTGGATATAAACGTTTTAAAGCCGCAGCAATCTGTTGTGTAGTTGCACTACTTGTCAATCCTAAGTCTGAGATTTTTATACGCGGACCTACTAATAATCCACCCTTATCTTTTACTGAACCTAAATCTAACCATCCTTGAATTCCATTATAAGTAACTGCTTGTCCAGATGAAATTAAACTTTGTCTGCGGGCGGGATCGCTATAAAGAATTAACAAATGATAATTTTCTTCATTTACCGCTATTCTCATAATATAATTTAATGGATTTCCAATTTCACTAGAAGTTCCATCATTATAAGTTACAGCGATTTTCTGAGTGCCATTTCCCTCTTGAGTTCCAGTGTTTACCGTTACATTAGAAATCCATTTTAATTTAGTAGGTAAAACTACATCTGAAGCACCGCCTGTATAGCTAAGAGTGACAGTTCCATTTTCCGCTATTGAAATTCCATTAACAAATTGTAAAAATTTAGCATAGTCATCATCATGTGTATAATTAATAGTGATCTTGCCTGTTACTCCATCTATATAGATATCTTCAATCATATTATAATCTCCTAAGTAAATAGGAGTTAATTCACCATTTGCATTAGCATCATAATTATAGTAATCATATACTAGCACTTTTCTACTATTGGCAATATCATCTGCTTTTTTACTTAAGTTTTCATATTGGACTGAATCATCAGCAACCATTACTCTTAAGTTTTTTAAAGAGTCTCCTTTTATTCCTTTTGGAATTTTAATATCCCATTCTTCATAAAAAGGATGAGACTTATCATCAGCTCTTTCAACTAAATTATTATTAGTAAAATTAGCTGTGTCATTACTTCTATTATAATATGGACTAACTGAATTAGCTTTAAAGTCAACTACTAAATAAGGAAATTTAAAACCAATATATGCAGTAGTATCTTCTCCATTTGCATTTCTAACAGAGCAGTATCCCCATTGAATTTCATCATTATATTGGTCTTCTCCATCTACTTTACCTGGTAATAAATCTTTTCCGCTTAAGGTATAAGAGCCTTCACCTTTTCTATATTCAAAGCCTTCTTCAATTTGTTTATCTTTTATTATATCTAAAGTAGTAACTTCTAGCATCGGAGCTCTTCCCGCAGGTCCGACAATAGTACCTATATAAATAGCTCCCGCAGTTTTCGTATCAGTATAATTTAATCCTCTTCTAAAAACCTTTCCATTATCAGGATCATTTTTGTTCTCAGTATTGATTAAAACATATTCCCCAAAAGTAACTTCACTAAAGAGCGGACCTTGTTTAAAATCATTTTTCATTGCCTCGATAGACAAATAGCTCTTTACAATGATAAAAGAGACTCCTGGTTTACCTCCATAAAAACTTCCTAACATTCTAACCTCCTTAATACTGGAAATCCATTATGAAATAATCAGTTCCATCTAAATAAAAATCAGATTTTTTTAAAACAAAACCAATAGATTGAATCTTCATCCCATTATTTAATTCATATATTCCAGTTCTACCTATTCTAATTTGTTCCCTATTGATACACATAATCAATCCAGGCGGCCCTTGTACGCCGATTTTAGCTAGTTCTTCTAAATCAGAATAATTAAGATTAGAAGATAAATCTTCAATTATGTTATGAATAGCATAAAAATCATTAACTTCAATATTCATAACTCTTCCAACTACATCCTCTTTCTCTTGATTAGCTTCTTTTAAATCTATTGAAGTTCTATCTAAATCGAAAACAATTTGATTATATGTTGAATTAGGAGAAATAATTACTTCGAAAGTTACTTTATTATTTTTTTCTCCCTCTACTAGCTTCGCCGCAACAAAAGACTCTATAGTCTGAGTTTCTTTGTTTGAAACATCACTATTCTTTAAAATTAAGTCAAAACTTTGTTCTCCAGAAGTTTTCTTATAAACAGTAAACTTTAAATAATAGCTAGTTTGATTATCTAAAACATTACTACCTTCTAATAAAAGTCCTTTGTTTTCAAAAACAAAAGAGTCATCTTCTTCCCCATTACTACTTTTAAAGTGGCTTTTTACGCTTACAATTTCACCTTGTTTAGTAATTTTATATCTATCTATAGGTAATTGAGTTCTACGAAATTGACCTATTTGATACATAAGTTTTCTCCTTTCTTGTTATTAAAATCTTTCTAAAGCTCTTGTACAAGATATCGACATTGTACTAGATATGTCTAATGGAAGAGAAATACTTTTTATCATATAGTCTCCGTAGATTCCACTTAGACTATCTCTTACTGTAATTCTAACATTAGGCTCTAAATAATAAATTGGTAATGCATCTATTGTAATACTTTCATTATAACTAGTATATTGATATAGAAGTTCTCGAACCATATTATACGCGGAATTAGATTTCCCTCCTGCGACAATCATATTAAAAATTCTATCTTCCAACTGTACATAATCTTGTCCTTTGTTATCACATTCTATTCTTAACTCTTCAACATTTTTATCAGCTAAATTTAATAATACTAAGTCGGGAATCTCTGGTTCAAAAATACAGTTTATCTTATCGTCATTAATAACTTTAGTTCTTCTTCCTATATTAGATACACTAAGTTCAGAAATTGACGCTGAAGAATCTATGAAATCTAAAAAATAGTCTATATCACTTGGCATTTTTAGGTTTTCATCATAAAATTTCCCGTTCTCAATATCATAGAGCTTAGGCCACTCATTCAATAGTTCAGTATAATAATAATTAGAATCTGAACCCAAAGGCTCTCCATTAACACCAGATAAATATAATTCAGTCCGCCAATCAGAAGTAGTAATGGAAGTTAATTGATTTTCTATAGCAATATACTTTTCATCTCCATTTTCTGAAGTAGTCCACTTATATATTATGCCTGAATCTTTAGCCATGTAAAAAACATCTGCTTTACCTTCTTTTGGAAAGTCAGAAAAAGTAGGAAAAGTAATAGGGCATTTAGCCTTTTTAATTTTATCATCTGGATCTTCATAGAAAAAACATTTATAAGTATTTCCAACTTTAGGCTTAGAATCAATAGCTAAATGATAACGAATAGGCATTGTATTTCCATTCTCATTTTCTTTCATACCCCATACTATAAAATCATTTTTTATCATTCCATATTGCGGGTTATTGGAATAAGAAGTAACTGAACAGCCATCATCAAAAGTATAAACAGACTTACCTTTACTCATATCAATTAAATAATTATCATTTGACATACTGTTTAATTCAACTTTTGCTTGAGAATTGTTTAAATAATTTTTAATTTCTTGAAAAATAAAATTTCCTTCTACATCATAAAAATATTCATAATTCCCTAAAGTGTCTTTAATAGAGTCTAAAATATCACATACAGTACTTCCGGCATCTCCAATTAATTCTCCTGGATAAACAAAATCCGCGTATACATATCCTATATCTTCTCCATATTCATATATCTTATACTCTTGGACATCTTCTTTTGTAAGCTCATCTGCGTTAGTAGTAGGCAAATATTGAATAGTATTATTTTTCATTTTTTTTATTAAGTAGAAAGGAGAACTTCCTGTCCACTTCATAACTTTCTTAATGCGGGAATCAATATCGCTAATAATAATTTTACTTAATTGTTCTCCACCAAAATGATTAACTACTTCTTGAATAATCTGATAAATTGTTGGATTACTTATTACTATATTGCCATTTTCATCAGTTGTCTCATATTCGTGAAAAGTCGTAGAAGCAGGAATAGTACCTCCACACTCTCCATTAAGTAAACACATTTTATCTTTCATCTGTAATGATATCGTTACGTCACTAGTAGAATGTGAAATAGATGAGTTGATATTAACGAAAACGCCTTGTGGAAACCAGATTATTTTGTACTCTTGATATTTTTTTGTAGTATTTAAAATTCCTATTTCTAATTGAATCTTTTTATTTATAGAAATAAGATTATTTATATTAGTTAAATCATTTTCAAAAGGACTTGCAACCATAGTTAAATTGCAAGTCCTTCTAATATTTGATTCCCCTTCTAAATTTAAATTACCACTTATAGCTTTTCCTTGTATTTCTCTTATTGAATTTTCATAAAAATCTAATAGTACAATTTTTACAAATTGTTCTTTTATTCTTAATTTATCAATTTCTCTTAAAAAAGAAGAGTCTTTTAAATAAGGATATCTCATGTTACTGAATACTCTCCTTTCTCTACTTCACAAAAATAATCTATTAATGCATCTATTGGACAAAGAACATCTCCGTTATCATTAAATACATACCATTTGTCTCTAAAATAAATGAATCTATTATTGATTAACTGTCTCAATAGCAATATATACTTTTGAGTTACTGAATCTTTAACTATTCCTTTATTTGATGACAAAAATAACATTGGATTTTCATATTTATCACTATGTATCCCATAATTTTTTATTCTATAGACCCCATTTGGAATAGGATTTTTTATCTCATTAAAACCGCTTGCTTCAATGCCAGTTTCTATATATTGATTATCCAAATCCATAACTTCTAAATTCTCTCCAGTAAATTCAGTTAAGTGGAATCCGCCAAAATAAAAACCTTGAATAACCGCGTCATCACTATATAGTTGTAAAACTCCAGTCTCTCCAATTACGTGTCTAAATAAACTTTCATCTTCTGAATCTTGTACATAAATAACAACTCCTGGATTAGCTTCTACGTTAATTCCATTTATAGAAACTAATTTTTGATAATATGTTTTAGTATCTTCAAAATATTTTAAGTAAACTTTGTTTATTAAAAGATCTTTTATACCAAAAGTACCAAATAATTGACCAACCTTTTGAGTATAATAAACTCTATCAACTTTTCTACGGGTATCTTCTTCTTTTGTATAAACGTAAACGTAATCAATAGTAACATTACAATCAACAGGAAAAACTAATGAAGTTATATTAATACCATCATCTCTTAGTTCATAAAAACCGCGTTCTTTTACTATGATATTTTTTCCATTAATCGTCACTATATATCCTTGAACTAGATTATTTGATTTTTCATTTGGTAATGCAGGGCGGGGATTACTCCCATCTACAATTAAATAAGGCTTTGAATTAAATTCAACTTTCAAATAGCTTAAATATTGAGGAATATTTACTACACCTGTTTTACTAAATTCTGCATATTTTTCTGAAATTACAGAAAAAATATTAGTATTCTTTCTAAATTCTCCATATAGTTGACCAATTTTAGAAAAAGTACCTTCTATATATGATACTGTTTCTCCACTTAGTTGAATATTATATTTATTATAATTGACCAAATTACTTTCATCTATTTCATATGCGTTCGCGGAAAATGAATATAACATTCTACCTAACGTTTGATTAGGAGTTAAAGTAATATCCATTAACTTAACTAATATATTTCCTTCTGTTGTTGACCTAAAAAGTTTAACAGAATCTTCATATAAAAAATCCAATACCTTATCTCGAAACTTCTTCTCATATATAAAATCTCTATAATCAGAAATATTCTGTTCACTGTTATATTCTTTATAAAGATTTTTACTTTCACCATAAATTTCATCTTTGCTAGTAAATAATTCTTGTTCATCGCAAAAGCTAGTTATCAATCCAGTGATAGGAAACTGACGATAATTCATATTGCCATTTCTTCTAATATATGGAAATTGAGAGCCTATGGTGTCCGTCTTAGTTTCTGAAATAGTATGTTGGAAAGAAGAAATCTGATTATCAAATTTTAATTTTAAGTGTTTTCCGTTCGCACTTAAATAACTATCTTCAAGATTTAGCATGATTGGACTATCAATTTGAATTATCGGACCTCGATCTCCACGCCCATTTGTTTTCTGAGCACAATACTTATACCAAATGCCACTCTCAACAGTATAATCGTACCAAGTCAAATCCAGTTTTTCACTCGCAACAATACTAATTGTATATATATCTTCCCAAACTTGAAAATTACTGTTACTGGAGGTTCTTCTGATTGTAACGTTTCCAAAAAAAGTTTCATCTTTTGTACTTAGTATATGAATTTTAACTCGCCCTTCATCAAGATCATCTAATGCGGTTATAGTAGCATTTAACCTATCTATTCCATAACTAATAATAATGAAATTATACGATTGCGTAGAAGTATAATAATTATTTGTAGTGTAAGTAATATCTACTCTATACTGAGTCCCTTCTTCTAGTTGATAATTTAAAGTATAATTAATTTCATTAGGACTATATGGATTAGAATACAAAATCCCACTATCTATAACAGGCTTTGCTCCTTCTGTCTCACTATTATAAATTTGAATTTGATAGGTTTTTAAAAATTCTTTTTCAAGAGTAGAATTAGCAGAATAATACATTGAACCTACTATTGATGTAACTTGATTTGTAAAAATAATTTCTTGGTCTAATCCATTCTCGAATCCTACAATAGATAATTGTGGCTTCTCTATACCTTTAATAACACAAACCGTAGACCATTCAGAAAAATAACTTTCATTACTTGATAACCAACTAGCTATTTTATTGGTATCGCTTGGAAAACTAGTAGCATTTATACTAGTAAAACGAATTTGAACTTTATAAAATTGATTAACTCCAAACCCCCTATTTCCTGCTAAATCTGAGGGATTTATTTCTACATAATATTTATCATCAGCAATTCTTTCTGAATCAATCAAAATATTAGATACTTTTATGCCCGCGGGGTAAGCGACGGAATCTAGTACAGATGCGTTAGTACTTTGATTACTTACGATAATCTGTGCGTTCATTATTTCTTTTATATCATTATATCTTGACAATGAAAAATAAACTCTACAAGTTTGAGTTCGTACAAAGGCTGGCATAAATGTATCTATAATTGGGGGATATAAATTATTTCCTATGCTTGCCATATTACTTTCTCCTTTTTTCTCTTTAATTCAATTCAATTATCTAAATCAGAAGGCGGCTGGTTTGGTAAATCTTTAACTTCATCCATCAATTTTTCAATAAAAGAATTGCCGCCTTCTTCTACATATCTTTCAAATCTTCTTTGCATACATTCTAAACTATAATCATCTATCCACTTTTTTTTATAACAAAAATAATGATGATCTTTAGTTAAATCAGCTTTTATATCATCTTTATCAGAAGAAATTAACATTTCTAGTTGTTTATGAATTGCCTTTAATTGTTCATTAGTTTGTTTCTGTTGTTTATCTAAAGCCCGCATTTTATCAGCTCCATAAACTAATCTTTCTTCTAATACCTCTTTTTCTTTATCTCTTTGAGTTTCTTTACTAAAAGCTTTTTTTAATCGTTCAGTTGCCCAATCATAAAAAGAAATAACTCCTTTTATAGCCAAAGCAAAAGTAACTAAAAAAGCAACAATTTCTGATAAAGAATATTTTGCTAATAGCTCTATCACAAAAACTTACCCTCCTATTTTATCTTTCTTCACAATATTTTAAAAAAAGAAAAAAATAATTAAATAGTTCTACCCATATAGAGCTACTAAAAAAAATCCAATATTAACCGCCTATTACAAAAACAGGTCTAACACAATAAATGCTAGTAGCTTTATTATTTCTAACGTCTCCACAATACAGGACATAAATGTGAATTCTGTTACGTTGGTATAATTCCATAGCTAATTATCGGCATGCTATTTCTTACCATATAACAAAGAACGGTCTGACTCCATGTTGCAGACTTCCAGTATCACTGCTTGAATAACCATCAAAGCTAATCAATGCATAGTTTGTAGCTGATCGCTTGTCCCGTAACCAATAATCTTCGTTTGAACACATCAAGGAGTGACTGTAACGGAATCCAGCAAGCTGTCCTTTCATTATTCCCGTCTGAAAACCTACCCATTGTCCCCATGATCTATGTCCCATTATCATTACTTCTGTGAGTAAGTCTGCTCCGACATTCACCCAGTCCCAGCCTGTCGATTCGCCATTAACTGTTTTTGTGATGACTCTATTCATTATGGCAACGTTATCGTTTCCAAATATGCCCTTAAGTGTCTGAGTGATCTCCGGCAGTTTATTCACATACATATGCGTTTCTTTCGGCTGGGTTACCTCCGGATAATTATCAATGGCACTACTGCTCATTACCTTGTCCGGAACCAGGATGGCATGGTGTTTTTCGATTCTCCCACCAGATGCATCTGCACAACACCCTAGAAAATAATCAAAATCCATGAAACGATAAATATTATCTTCTGTTTCAATGTAGTCGCACACATATAAATCATTGAAACTACCATCCCTAATGCTCGCAAGCATCTCACTTGTCAATGTGTTGCCCAGTTTTTTTCCTCTACATATTGCATTATGTGCAGCTGCTCCTGGAGGCAATAAAATACCCGCTAATGTAGACATAGACACCTTTTTCCCATTGACAGTTGCCGCTACATCACCTGCATATTCTGCATTACCTTCCCAATCGAGTGTGTGGATATTTTTTCTTGCATCTTCACTTATTCCACCGCCTACGATATGGGCATACTTATGATTTTCATCTACAACGTTGTACTTTCCTTGCACATGAGAGCTATTTCCCCCTGCTATTGTGTAAAGTCCTTCTGCGTGAGAACAAAATCCTGATGCTTTTGCCTCATATCCTTCTGCATGAGAACTACTTTCTGAGGCTATTGTTCTATAACCCTCAGCATGAGAATTTTCTCCTGATGCTTTTGTACGACTTCCTTCTGCATGAGAATATCTTCCTGATGCCGTTGTTAGGCTTCCTTCTGCATGAGAACTACTTTCTGATGCTATTGTACGACTTCCTTCTGCATGAGATGCATTTCCACTTGCTGTTGTATTATCTCCTTCTGCAAAAGAATTTTCTCCACTTGCTGTATTATTAAATCCAATAGCCAAACTTCTTGCTCCAACAACATCTCCTTGATTACGTAATCTGGCGGATTTTAAACTTGCTTTGAGTTCATTCGCAATTTTCATATCTTCTAAATAATCACCTAAATTAGTTCCATCTGGTAAATCTACATTAGAAGCCTCTACACCAATAGGAATTTCTTCACCATAACTAGCACCATCATCTAAAGATATTTTTGCTAATTTAATTTTATCCATACTAAAAATAGGCGGGATGAACCCGCCTCTCCCCTTTCTTATTTATTTTTCTTTATTAAACTTTCTATTACTGTAGTAACATAAGTATCCAAGTTACCGTAACTAGCTTCAATTGCGGATTGGACATCAGTATTCATTAATTCAATAGCACGTTGTTTTGCACTTTGAAGAGCTTTAGACTGAGCTTCCGCGGTAAACTTATCTTCTTTCTTTAAATTATCTACGTATGTCTGTTGAACATAATTAACTGAATCTAAAATAATATTTAGTCCTTTCTTTAGAGCATCCGCAGTTTCATTTTGAACATTTTTGTTAATTAATTCTTCAAGATAAGTTTTTAATAAGAATGTTAAAACTGATGTTGCTACTGGAACAACAACCATAATAACTAATTTTAAAAATACCATTAATACATCTACCATATTAATTCTCCTTTTCTTCTAAATCTTTTTTGCTATCTTGATTATTTTCCTCATCAATGCTTAAAGGCACAGAAACTTTTTCTATAGATTTTGAAGAAAGCATTGATAAATAATTATTTTTTGTTTTTTCAACTTGTTGACAAGTATCTTTTAAAATTAAATATGCTACAGTAATAGGTAAATCACTATTACTTATTAATGTTGCTAAATCCTGTGAAAATTTATAACATTGAATATTTAAGTCTATATTATTGTTACCACTATACATAAAAATCTCCTTTTATTTTAAATCAACACCTTTACTTACTGTTCCTACATTAGTACCAGTTCCGCCCTTTTTCATAAGAAAAGGCAGGGTTTGTAAATATATTTCTAATCTTTTTGTAGCTGAATTATATTCTATTTTTTCAAAACCAACAACTGCCTGTCCCCAACCTACAGTCTTATCATCACCTTGACTTATATAATCAGTATTACCTAGATTAGACCTCAAGGCTCCTCCAGATTCACTCCCTATATAACCAGATAAAGACGATCCTCCTGAAACTTCTCCCTTACTATCATATGATCCACCAACATGAGTGTCTGTTGATATAATTGACTTTCCATTTATCAATACATTAGTAAAACTGGCTGTACCATCTCCTTGTATATTCCAAGATGCTCCTCCTCCTTTAGTAGAGCCAGAGATGCCACTACCTGTTATAGTACAGCCTCCAATCTCTCCGCTTTTTGCAGTTAAGTATCCATTTTGATTAACTGTAAAAAGATCATTAAAATTTATGCCTGTTGCTGGATTTAAAGTTATTTTCTTTTTTTCCTTATCTTTTTTCTTCTCTGTTCCTACTAAACTAGAGCCATTAATTTCCCAGCCTCCAATTTTTCCGCTCAGTGCAGTTAAGTATCCAGCATCATTAACTGTAAATATTCTTTTGCCTAATCCAATTCCTGAAGGGCCTAAATAAAATCCATCACTTTCAGTTTCATTATAAGATGTCTTTTTATATCTAATACTTCTCTCAGTTATTATCAAAGGAGGATTATCTTTATCGCTCCCTCCAATGTATCCTTTGGTCATATAAACAGTACCGTTTGTATTAACTTGAAAATTACTAACTATTTTTGTTTCATTTTTTACCCATGTCTTATGCTGGTTTCCAAGAGCAAATCCATCTGTCCCTAAATAAAAACCTTCTTTATTATCAATTTTTGATTCTTTTCCACTATATAAGGCACTGTATTTTCCGCTATTGCCTATTATAATATGAGAAGTGCCACTACCTAGCTCTCCTTGAGCAGCTTTTATCACGCCATTAAAATCTACAGTAAAGTTGTTACCAGCTTTTATTGCTATAGATGTAGTGCCGTCATCATTTTTTTCCTTTGAGTTTAAAAAAACATTACCTTTTTCAGAAGATAACATTTTATCGCCAATCTTCCATCCAGCAATACTTCCTCCACCTTTTGCTGTTAGTTCTCCAGAACTATTAACACTAAATCTACCTGTACCAAACTTAATTTCTGGAGTGGTTAAATCAATTAACATACCTGCTGTTGGATGTAATTCATCATAATTTCCAGATTTTATTTTCGCTCTTCCATCAGATGGATCTAAGATAATCTGTCCGCCATTATTAACACCAAAAACAGCTTTACCCGTTTCCGCGTCTAAAAATATATTTCTTTGACCTTTATTATATCCGAATAATCCTACCTCAATATTATTCTGATTAGCTTCTTGTACTTTTCCCATAACAATACCTGTAAAAGCATTGTTATTATCTTTTACTCCTGCTCCAACTTGCGGAGATAGAATAAATCCGCCGTCACTATTTACATTAACACTATTACCATCCCAATCATTTATAGCCGCATTATTAAATCTATTTAAGTATAAATGAACTGGTATATAAATATTTGCAATAGGGTCATTGTTATTAATAATAGTTTCATCTTTTATTGTACATACTATACCATTATTTACGCACTGTCCATCGTAATCATCAACAGGCTTATAACTATGCTGATTTATTGGAATGTTTTCTGGACTAATATCTATTAAATGCAGAGAAGATTTTTCTTTCCAACAAGTTGAATCATTAATTCCAGAACTCTTGTGATATTCTAAAATACTTCCTTTTCTTTTCCAGTTATAATTAGTTTTTGAATTGGTGCTAATATCTACATAGCCATTAGCCTCCTGCATATTTTTCTTAACTTCTAAAGTAAAAGGAGTAGCATTGTCATATTTAGGTTTCCTTCCATCCGCATTATAAATGACATATCTAAAACCTGTATAATCTTTTAAATTAACTTTATAATTGCCATTGTGAATTTCTACAACTACGATTGGCATAGTTGCATAGTAAGTTACTCCATCGTATTTTACTGTAGCTTTTATAATATTAGCAACTCCTAGGTGATTCCAAGCTAAAGAATTTACTCCAGTGACATTTCCATTTTGAGCATTAATTTGTATAAAAGAATAATCTGTACCGCTAGAATTCCCATAATCAAGTCCATATTTATTTTTCAATACGCTCCAAACTACTGTCGTATCACCTGATGTAGTGCTTCCGCTAAAAACTATTTCTCCATCTTTCCATATTTCAATTTTAAAATTAGACGCATTATCTTTCTTATTAAAATTAAAACTATAGTTAGCACCGCTTTTAGTAAGGATTGGATATACTGGAATAGGCTCTCCATCTTCAACATTTGGAACTATTTTACATACAATGTCAGTTCCATTTGTTCCAGACTCTCCTTCTTTAACAAAAGTAAAGTTAGTTTCCGCAATTAGATTCATCTCTTTATATTCTACTGCTAATTGAATATTATTTCTAACTTTATTAACAGAATACTTATCTTCAATACCATATGTTAATGTCGTAATATTATTATATGTTGTTGTATTATTAATTAAATCTTCATCTTTTTTGACATTATTATAATCAGATGAAATCTTTAACATAGTATTTTTAAAAGGAACAATCCATTTAATTTTGCAATGTTTAGCCACTTCATCATCAATAGGTTGACCTAAATTATTATAAATAGTAAAAGTTAAAGCTTGTAAAGTAATAGGTTTCTCTAATGATTTAGAAGCTGGACTAATTCCATTTTCATTATATTTAAAAGTTTGTATACCATTGTTAATAACTAAAGTATATGAACCTTCTGTGCCTAAGGAATTAGTTAGAGTAATTGATGCTGAACCTAAGAAGGTTTTATTTCCATTTCTAATATAATATACCGCACATTTATAAGTTTTATTTCGTGTAATAGAACGCACATCTATATGAATGATCTTATCTTTTTCTACTCTTGTTATTGTATTATATTTCTCTATAACAGCATTATATCTGTCTAATTCATCCTTTACAACTTCGTAATACTTTGTACCATCACTAATAGCTTTTTCTAAAACTTTTTTATTCTTAACTGCGTTATTATATTCTTCATTTTCCGCGGTCGTCTCTTCAAGATTACTAAAACCGCCTATACTATCAACAGTAATCCAAGAAAACTCATAATTTTTCGTATCTTTTATTTGTTCTCCATTCATTAAACAAGTTAAAGTAGGATAACCAACATCGTAATAAAACTGCTCTCCTAAATCAGATACTAATGAAAATTGATAATTAGAATTATAATTTTTAATTACAATCTGTTTTTCTAAAGCACTCTCATCATAAATAACAACGCATTTATATTTAGTCTCTTTCGCAATTACATCTTCAAAATAAACTTTATATTCAGAATCAAGAGCAACATATTCTACTATCGCGGCTTCACCAGTTTCTTCATTTGCATCTTGAATAATATTATACTTATTTAGACATCTCCAACCCTGACCGCCATACTTATGATAACCTAAACTTTTTGATGTAATATTAATATCTTCCACAAACCAATAGAAAGGAAGTTTTTGAGAATTATTATCTATAACTTTACCTTTAACTCTAACTTGAGCCTGTAACTTTTTATAATCATTTTTATTTGCATTTTTATTGAAAAAATTACCTTGCGGAGTTATGATACTTAAACTACAACCATTAATATCCTCCTCGCTAAGTTTTGCAACTCCATAAAATTGCAAATCTTCTATAAAAATATCATCAATATAATTCTCCTTGCTATTCGGGAAATTATAACAGAATAATTTAATTTCTTTTATAGATTTGAAATTTATTCCATCTATATCAAAAATACCATATTGTTTGGTTGAGTAAACCAATTTATAAGGATTACCTGTCATTTTATCCACATCTATAACATAATTTCTCGTTATAATTTTATTAGTCGCATTATCTAAAAAATCTAACGCAAAGATAATACCATAGTTACCTCTGCTCTGTTGTTCTGGCGGCAGTAGTGTCCTTACTTTCATGCTACAAACTAAATTTGCAGATTGTTTTATATATTCTTCCGCAGATGCACTATCTACTTTTATTAAATTCTTATTTGGAAAATCTCTACTATATAAGATTTTCTCTTGTTCACCTTTTGAATATGAACTTAATCCAAAAACAGTAGATGAAGAAATACAGTTATTACCAATAGGTTCATAACTTTCCTCTCCTTCTGAAGTAGCTATATAGTTAATACCTAGTTTTTTTGTTGTACCTAAAATAGTCTTATCTTTTTTCATATCATTACCAGGAATTAGTATATAGACATTAGAACCATCTGTATAAGTGGTATCAGAATTTCCTGAGTATGCATAAAAAATGCTATCTTGATACTTTACTTTGTATTTACCAATAGTAGCATCTATACACGAAAGAATCGTTGCTTGAATTGTCTTATCATAACTAGCTTGATTTACTGCTTTCTTTACGATAATATCAATAGCTTTGCAAATATTGCTTTCTATGTTATTGCTCAACTTATACACTCCTTTTCTCTCTTTATATAAAATATAATTTTTTATTAAAGATTTTTAAATAAAAATGTCCAAAAAAATAAGAGAGGTTATAAAACCTCTCTTATCTAACGTTTAGTATCATACGCGTGTTGACTTGCATAATTTACTAAATTTTTAAATGCCTTTTCAATTTCTCCAGAATTTTGAACATTCGGGAAAGAAGCTTCTATTTGGACTTTCTGGTCAATAGTCAAATCTTGAGATGCGGAAAAGCCGCTCAAAGAAGTAGTAGTCTGAGCTAGTAGCCCAATCAGTCTATCCATCATAGATGCATTAATTGTATCTAAAACACTGTCTAAACTTCTAACAACATTCATAGCAGATAAGAAATTTTTAGTATCTTCTTTATTCAAAACTAATTCTTTTTGATGAAGAATACCAACTTTTCCCTCATTTCCGTTCCATGCTCCAGTATATCCACCAGTATCAAATTTCTTGATATCATCTTTCGTAAGCCATCCGAATGGACCGTCATTACTCTGAACATGAATAGGCTTTTTAGCTCCCTTTTCAATCTGAGTAATTGTACCAGGTTTATTCTGTCCAGCTCCTCTATTTCCTGAAGGTTCAGCTCCTTCAGACGTATAATAATATCTTTTTCCTTTTAGTAATTTAACCTTATCTCCAACTTTAAATTTCTTACTACCTTCGTCCATGTCAACTGCACTTGCTGGAGTATCAGAAGGATCCGCTTTGACATCAACGATTGTAGTCTTTCCTCCACCTTTATTACTTTTGTTATTCTTGTTATTATCTCCGCTTTTACCATTTTCAGCAGCCTCTTTATCTGCTGCTTCTCTCGCTTCTTTATCCTTCTGTTGCTTTAATTTATTAGCTTCTGTAACCGCAGAAATAGCAGCTGCCGCAACACCTCTATAAGCTTCTTCTAGCTGTTTCACTTCTTGAAGTACATCTTGAACAGCTTCTAATTGAGCTTTGTATTTTTCAAGCAACTTATCATTTTCCTCAAGAAGCTCTTTAGCTTTTTGGATATTCATATCATATCCTTCAGCAATCTTGTTGAAATCTACCCCTGAACGTTCGCTTGTCTCACTCAAGTTATTTCTATAAGTAAGTAAAGCTTCATCTAGCTGTTTAAAGGCATTTTCACAAGTTGGAATAAAACCGCCTTCTCCCGCAAATTTATCAGCCATTTGCTGAACGCCTGAATTCCATTGCGGAATCATGCTCTCCATTAAGATTCTCTTTTCCTCATCTGACATTCCTTGGAAGTTAGCTACATCGGTATTATACTTTTTAGCTAATTCTTGGAAAGTTGTATCCTGAAGATTCTGCTTAACTTGCTCATTTTGTTCAACTAAGTTATTTATTATTTCGCCATATTGTTCTGCTAATAACTTTTTCTTTTCTTCTCTTTCTTCATCTGCAAGAGTGGTATCTGAATACAGTTCTAATAATTTCTGTTGGAACTCAGAATAAGTGCTATAGATTTCATCTAAATTACTCTTATACTTGTCTTTATCCAAATTATAAAGAGAATTTTGAGCTTCTAATAGCTCTTGCTGTGCCTGAGCTATACTATCTTCATCAGAAACATATTGATAACTATAGTTTCCTTGAGAATCACGTCTCAATCTCATTTTTGACTTATTTTTTTGAGCATCTTGTAAAGCAATTTCTTTTAAAGCTATTTCATATAACGCATTAGCACGATCTACGTCATATTGAGTCAATTTTTCCTTAGCTTTAAGCATTTCAATTTGCTCATTCATCAAGTTATTCAGTTTCTTTTGAGCAGATAAACTACTTGTATTATCAATAGAATCTAAATACTTATTTTGAAGTTTTTGAATTTCAAAAGAAGAATTAATACTATCCAAATACATATCTGCATTTTTGTTAATTAAATCCCATTGATCTTTAACATGATCTAATCCGCTTCCATTGGTTAGTCTCTTGTTAATATCTTCAAAGATTTTATTTATAGTATTTTTGTATTCTTCAATAACTTCCTCAATAGAACTCTTAACTTTTGAGTTTAAATCAGTAACCGCTTTTTCATAATTAGCTTTGTATTCTTTCCAAGCTTTAGAATCTTTTTCTTCGTTATCCATTCTCTGTTTCCAGAATTCTACTTGTTTTCTCGCAAAGTCTAAATTGTCATTATTATTTTTTCTTTGCATCTCATAATATTTAGCTAATTGAGAATAAGCTTTATCGCCATAAATTAAACCAATTACATCTTTATCATGGTCAATTAAATCAGATATAAATTCATATTGTTCTGATTGTTCGTCTAGTTTTTCTTGAGCTTTATCTATTGCACTTAAATAAGTCTCTTCAATATCCTTTGATATTTGTGCATAATTTTCTAACGCGGTTTCCGCATTTTTTTCATACTTTTCTAAATCTTCATAAGCTTTAGCAAGGTTATCTCCATAAATAGTTGATTTTCCGCCAGCTTCCATAATTTCAATTTCACTTTTAGTTTTATTAAGCTGATCTGTTAAAGCTTGAATCTCGCCTGTACCATCTGGCTTTACGTATGAACTAAAATTAGATAGTAAAGCGTTAGCTTGACCCGCGAAGTCATCATCTTTTATACCATCAATGACTTTCTTTTTAAAAGCATTAAAATCTCTCTCTGCTTGAGCCGTATCAAGAGCCAAGTCAACTTTTAAAGTAAACTTCTTAATTCTTACTTCTGTAGCTTTATCTTCTATTTCTTGCTGTTGTTTTTCTATCTCTTTTTCATCTGCATTTAACTCTTCATATTTGCTAAGAATCTTTTTAAATTTCTCATAATCCTTTTTTGCAGCTTCAACTGTTTGCTTATATTTCTTTTGCTCTTCTTTGGACATGCCATTATATTTAGTAATCATTTTATTGACATTATCCATTTTAGTTTGCATAATTTTAAAATAATTAGTTATGTCTCCATCTGCGTTAAAAGTGACTCCTTCTGCTTTAAGTGCAGATTTATACGTACTAGACCTAATTTTAGCTACCTCTATTTTTGTAGCATACGCTTCTTTTTGCTTTTCTAATAAATCTAACTGTTCTTGAAGATTTTTAGTTAGTTCTTTACCAGCAAGCTTTTCTTGTTTTTTCTGTAAAGCATCTAAGTCTTTTGTGATATCTTTTATTTGAAGATCTATGTCGTGATATACTTCAGCCTCATCTTGCAATAAATCCATCGTATCTGCTTGTGCATCTGATGAAGAGCCTTTTCCTCCACTACCACCTTTTCCACCTTTACCACTTTTATCTTTTTCAAAAGGTGTTGAACCACCTAAACCAGATTTTGCACTATCGAGGGCTTTTTTGGTTGAACCAGCATTTTCATACAAAGTTGCTTGTAATGCTCTCATTCTAGAAATGCTTTGTTCATAAGTGGAAATATCTAGCTCAAGATCACTTATCCACTCATCTATTTCTGGTAAAGAAGCAGAAGATTCAACCGGATCGACTCCTTTAAAATCTCCCTTATTTGTGGTAGCTGTAAAGTTCGAACCTCCTGTTCCTCCACCTCCAACATTCACTTTCGAAACATCAGTTTTGATTCCTTTAGGCATATTTTTAATTTGGTTAGCCACTTTACTTGCCTGTTCGCCTACCGCAGAAACCGAAGTAACCATATTAGAAGAATTTTCCTTAGCTGACGTTGCTGCATCAGATAAAGATTGTGCTAAGTTATGAGCTACATCATCTGAAACATTCGCAGTAATACGATTATATTCATCCATATTACCTGACATCGCGGCAGCTACTGCTTTATTAGCATCAGTTTCTTCTAAACCTAACTTCATTAAATAATTAGTTAGTTGTTGACGCCCATTAGAAATTTTCTCTATTTGTTCTTTAGTTAATTTTACTCCACCTTCAGCAACAGACTTAGCCATCGCTAATTCGGCTTCAGCAGATTCTTTTTTTGCAGTCAATAGTTGAATCTCATTTTCTATTCTAGCGTTAGTAGATTCTACATCGCCATCAAGGATACTTTCTTGATTACCTAATGCATCTTTAGCAACATCTTCTTGAAGTTGAATTTGTCCATCTGCCATTACCTGGGCACCATCTAGTATCTCAGGGAAAACTTCTGCTAATTTTTTAGCATCTTCAGATGCAACGATGTATCCCTCTCCAATCATCATCGCAGCTTCTCTAATTTTATCAGATTCACTTAGAACAGAATCACCAATGCTTAAGATTTCTTCAACCCCAGCTAAATCAATTTTTAATTCCCAATCAGTATTCTCTATTTCTTTCTTTGTATCTGAAACAGCGTTTTGATATTCATTATATTTTTCTGTAACTGCTTCTAATTCAACTTGAGCATTACTAAGCTCATCTAGTTGTTCTTTGCTAAGAGAACCTTGCTCTTCTTTTATATCGTTTAATTGATTGATATGCATAGTTAATTCAGTTTTTCTCTGTGCATATCCTTCTAATATTTTTTTATTAGAATCTAATTCCGCTTCTAATTTTTGTTTTTCTAACTCGATAACTTCAGTATAATAATTAGAATCTGCTTCTCTTAAATCTTCTAGGTATTCTATTTGTCCAAGAACACCTCTAGTAGCAGCTTCTTCAAACTCTTGAGCCGCACTTACATTTTTATTATAGATGCCTGCGGTTTCCTCTAACATCTGATTAAAAGTCTCTAAAGTAGCCTTTCCTTCTTTGGTTTTACTTAATTTATCTAAGCTACCTTCACTAGCCAACTGAGAAGAAATATCTCCAATTACAGATTTTTTATCTAATTCTTCTTGATACTCTTCTTGTTTTTTCGTTAGTTCTTCAATTTCTTTTTTCTCTGTGTTAGCTGCAATAGATGCTCCATCTTTAATATCATCATATTTAGCATCAATCTCATCAAGACTCTTTAATAAAGTTTCTAAAGAAAGTCCTGTTTGAGTAGAGTATTCTTTTAAAGATTCAAAAGCATTACTACCTATAACATTTCGTAGCTTTTTGCCATCATCCGCTAATAATGCGTCAATTCCGCCTTCTTTTTCTATCTCCGCTTTCATTTTATCAAAAGCTTCTTTATTTTCACTTAAAGCTTCACCGAAAGCTTGCTTAGTAGCAAAACCTAATGTATCTGTTTTTCTATAGTATTGTTCAACAATATTATAATAGTAGTCAACATATTTTGAACCAGCTTCTTCTAACAAAGGAATCTGTTTTAAAGCGTTATTATACGCGTCTGTTAAACTTTTAGAAACTTCACCAGAAGAATTTTCCCATTTCTTATTTACTGCTGATAGAGTATGCTCTAAATTATTTACATAAGCACTTAAAGCTTCTCTCTGATCATAATTGATTCCAGTATTCTTTTTCGCTAGTAATTCTCTAATTTCAGAAATAGAGTATTCTACTTCAGCTTTATATTCCTCATAAGCTTTCTCATCGCCTAGTTGAAACTTAGCAACAGAATCATCAAGAAGTATATCTTGAACTTTCCTTCCATTTCCAATATCTACTCCAGATACCTCTGCTAATTGGCTTCTATCTACTGACGCGTCTACCGATGTTGCGTCAAGTTCTTTACCATATGCGTCTTTTTTTGCGGCTTGTTCTGCGGCTTCTACTGTTTTCTTCTCCTCAGCTTTTGCCACATTCTTCCTTAATTCAAGCTGTGTTGCCAACGCCGCATTTTGGGCTTCTAAGGTTTTTAGTTCCTCTTTTTGTGCAAGAGTAAGTTCATCTGGAGAAATTTGATATAATTCTTTTAATCTCTCTTGTGTTGTTTCTAACTTAGAATTTAATTCGTCTACTTCCTGTTGAGCCTTTTCATATTCTTCAAATTGACTTTCTAAAGCTTCTTTTGCTTCTTTTGCACTTACAGTCATTTTATCTATAGCGAATACTACTCCCGCAATCGCTGCTACTGCCGCTGCAGCCCAACCAATCCAAGAGGCTGAAAATAATGCTAAAAATGCTTCCCCCGCAGTTAAAGAAGAGCCAGCTAAAGCTGGAATTGCAGTTTGAGCCAAAGTTATAAGACCTGCTTGAAGTCCTTGAATCCCATTTATAAGAAGCGGTAAAGTAGAAAGCAAAATAGTAAATGATTGCCCTAATTTCTCTGTTGTAGATAAAGATTCATCTGAGAAAACATCCCATACTCCTTTTAAACCAGCTATAGAAGAACCTATTTCTCCAATAGAACCCGCGATGTCTAAAGCTGATTGAATAACCGCAGTATTTCTTACATCATCTATAAAGCTTTTCCATGCAGAGCGAGATTCATCTAACTTTTCTTTTACTTGTTCTCCCGTTCCCGCAGCTACATCTTGAGCAGTTTTCATAACCTTTTGTGCATCGCTTGCTGCCTGACTAGCATAATCTTTACTTGCTTCTGTTACTTCTTTAAAAGCTTTGCTCAGTTCTGGATAAGTTGCAATTAACTCTCCTACTGATTTTTTAGCATTTCCTGTTAATCCGCTATATTCTTTTAATTTCTTGTTAAATTCTTCATAAGCACTTGCTACTTCTGGACTTGAAGAAGCTATCTTTTTTATTTCCTCATTATAACTTTCTACAGCAGTAGTTAAAGCTTTATAAGAATTAATTGCCTCTTCTTGTTTTGAACTATCCTTAGAAGCTTGTCTTTGATTAAAAGTAGCTAAAGTCAAAGCCCCGGCATAATCAGCAGCTTCTTTATTTAATTTTTTATACTGCTTTTGAGTTTCTGACACTCTCTTCTGAATGTCCTTATATGCTTCTGTATTTTCTGCTTCTTCGCCTTTTCCTCTAAAGCTATCTAAATCTAATTCCTTATTAGTTAAAGCCTTATAAAGATTTTTTGCAGCTTCCTCATTCTCTTCTAACTGTTTCTTTTGATTTTGCAAAGCATTTATTTGCTCAATAAAACCGTTAGCGATATTCTGCTGTTCAGTAGTAGCAACAGATCCCAAATCCACAATCTCTTGCTTCATTTTTACCAATTCTTTAGTATCTTCATCTAACGCAGATAATCCTTTATACTGTTGTAGAATCTCTAATTGAGCATTAAGTTGTTCAGCATTAGACCTTACATTTTTAAAATTAGCTATAGTTGTAGAAATACCACCTGCAATTTGTTTGCTAAATACTCTTACACCTAAAGACCCTAATTCAGCAAGAACAGTCTTACCACCGCCAATATTATCAACTAATGTTGCAATTTTATCTACAACAAAAGTAATTCCATCAACAACTTCATTAATGGCTTCTGGTTTTAATAAAGAGTCATATAAATCCTCGAAAGTAGTTCTCATTCTTTGGATATGAGCTTCTGTTCTTTCAGAATAAATATCTTGTTGTTCTTCAAGAGTTCCCAATGCATTTTTAGAAGTATCTAAAGCATCAGTGTACATATCCCAGTTATCAAATAAAGCAATTAAGTTATTATACTGTCTCTTACCTGCGATTGCAACTGCTGCCGCTTGTCTTTGTTCGTCTGTCCAAGTACTCCACTTACCTGCTACTTCTTCAATAACATTTCCCATCTCTTTTAGATGACCATTCTCATCTAAGATGTCAATGCCCATTGTTTTCATCTTTCCAGAAACTTCACCAAGAGAAACTCCAAATTCATCAACACCATCAACAGCTAGATCACCCATACGAGCATAAATTGTTTTTAAAGCTGTACCTACTGATTCTGGTGCTTGGCGGGTAACAGAAATAATAGTCGCAATCTGAGCATTTAACTGATCAAAGTCAACACCCATAGAACTTGCTGCGGAAGCTACTTTAGAGATAGCCATAGAAGATTCTCCTAAATCTGAAGCAGTTGTAGCTGCAACTGCCGCCAACTTATCTACATATTGCTCATAAACATCCATTCCTTCTTTTGCTGCTTCATTAGCTACCTTATAACCATTCCAAACCGCAGTTAAATATTCCGCAGTCTGTTTTGAATCTATCTGAGATACATTTGCAGCTTTCTGAGTAACTTCCGCCTTAGCAAGAGCATCTTCATCCGTATCACCCTGTTGATAATAAATCAAAGCTCCTTCAGTTATATCTCTTGTACTCGCAGATAGCTCTTGAGCGGTTTGACTCGCAGATTCCGCGAAATCACGCATCTCTTCCGCAGATTTGCCAGTTACAATTCTAATATTATTTAATGAAGTATCTAATTTTTCAACATAATTAACTGCTTGTTGAACATTATTAGTTAATGCATTCATGGCTCCAGACGCAATATTCCATTTAATAGTATTGGATAAAGTTGTAGCCATATTCTCTAAGAAACTATGGGTTTGTTTTAACTGCATATTAGTAGTTAAAATCTGGGTTGTCATATTTTTAAAAGCGGTTTGTCCTACGGAACCCGCACTATTAAAATCATTATAAATCTTATTTATATCTAAATTTTTTAATTCGTTGTTAAATTTAGAAACATTTAATGTTCCTAAATCCGCGTTAAAAGCTTTATCTAACGCTTTTTGAACTTGACTAGCAGATTCTTTTATCTGAATTAATCTGCTATTGGCTTCGCTTAAATCCATACCTTTATTTAAGTTCATCAAATCACTAGAAGTCATTTTTTGAATTTCTTCTAATGACTTCTTAATGGTTGATAAACCACTTTGATCTGTATTAAAGCCAACTGTAAAATCAATACGATTTGTAGCCGCCATATCCTTTTACCTCCTAAAATTACGCATAAAAAAAATACCTTTACTACCATAATATGATAATAAAGGCATTTTTATTAATTTATCCTACCCAATTGGACGATTTCCATTAGCCGCTTTCGCAAATTCAGTTACCTCTTGATATTTTTCTTTATCAAAAGAATCAATTATATCTTTAGCAATTTTTGCGTTTTTAGGTAAATCATTTATAATACTTTGAATAACGGCTCCCGCGGTATTGGTATAATTTAAAGTATTAAGCATTATTTCATCCATAAAAGTAAATAAAGCATTATATTCTTCCTCAGGAATAACTTCAATCATTTTATCAATAAAACCATTGCTCTCTAAAGTATCATAAATTTTCATTTCATTCTCTTTTTGTTTTTCTGTAAAACTTAAATTAGTATACATATAAGCTAAATGCAAATGAAAATACATATCTAATTTTAAAGCATTATAAATACCATTTTCTTCTGCTTTTTGTAAAGTAATCATAACTAAATCATATTTATCTTCAATAGGTAAATATTGTTTAACTTCTATTTCTGTATTATTAAAATTAAAAGTTTTAATTTCATCTTTAGTTTTTAATTTTAAATTCGCATAACTTACTTTCATTTTATTTATTTCTCCTTTTGTCTCATCTTATAAGAATATTATACTATAAAATTTTTCTTTTGTCAAGCTAATTTTTTTGCTCTGTTTAAAGCTCTTTTTCCACCCATCTGGTATGCATCTATTATTGCTTCTTTTATACTCTTATCAACTTGATCTTCTAATGATTCTAAAAGTTTATTTCTTGTCTGTTTGTTCTCTTTAAATTCTTTTTTCTTCTTTAATAATTCTTCTTCACTATAATTTTCATCTTCTACAATACTTTTTGCTAAATCTGCTAATTGTTGCAGCCCTAATGCTGAAGCACCAGCAGATTTAATTCCATATTCAATTTCTCCTATCTCTAAATCTCCTTCTAACGCCCCAGATAAACTATCTACTTTTAAAACTTCGTCAATAAAGTCCTTTACAAAAAGTTCTAATTGTAACAGAATATCGCTTTCAGTTATTTCAAAGCTAGGCTCTTGTCTATTTGCCAAAACAATAGAAGCGTAAGTTTCATTAATATCACCTTCTGAAGATATAAAAGCCTGATGCCAAGTTTTTAATGGATTTTGCCATAATATAATATAATGACCACCTGTTACTTTTTTACTTTTTCTAAACCTAAACATAACTTCATCATATGTTTGATTTAAGTTATTAAGATTGAAATTAAAATCATTCCCTATTTCTAACTGCTGAATAGCTTTACTTTCTAACATATTTTCTATTTGTTTTTGAGTTGCCTTATATCTAGCTGTAAATCCAGACTTTGAAGCATCTCCAAATTTTAATATATCTTCATTCAGTATTTCATATAAAACAGGTGCTTGATTTTTATATCTATATACATAAACCATTGTTACTTTTTGACCTAAAAATTCATTTAAAGCTTTTTGAAACTTAAAACTACTTTCATAAAGTTGTTTAGGAATATCTCCAGCTAAAAGTCTATTCTTTTCTGCTCTTGCATGCACATATTCATCCATTAATTCATATTCTGACACTGCTTTTTTTCTACCTGGAACTTTTACTTTATTAGAATATTGATGTCTAAATTCTTTTAGTTTTTTAATCCTATCTTCTATATCTTTAACTCCATCTTTTAATTCGTCTAATTTACTTAAATAGATTTGAGCTTCCTCTCTCATTTTTTTTAAATTGCCTTTAACAACTTCTTTAACAGGTTCATCCATAGCATCTAGAACAGTATCTTCCATTTTATCAATATCTTTCTCATTAACATCCATTTTAGTTTTTGCCATATTATACTTCCTCCATAAATAAAAAAATAGGAGAGTTATTAAACTCTCCTATTTAATTATCAACCTTTTTGATGGTTTGTATGACCAGTATCTTCAGCATCATCTACTGCGTCAGTACCAATAATTTGAATTGCACAAAGGACTTTCTTTGTTCTATCAAACATTGTATATCCTGGGAAGGCATCCATCGTAAAAGTAAATGTAGATGGATCTCCGGTAGCAGCCATAGTGAATGTAAAGTTAGACTGAATTTTTACATTTGGAATAACTAATTCAGCAGGCATATCTACTCCAGTATCCTGACGTCTAAATAATGTACTAGCTTCTACATAGTAGTAACCAGCAAAGTTTTCAGCATCAATAGTGATGGTCTGAGCACCTGCAGATTTAATAATGTAATAATCAATTCTTACTATCTGACCTTCAACCGCACCTGTAAATTTAATCTGACAAGTTTTACCGTTTGATACTTCAATAGCATTTTCTATAGTAGTAGATTTTACATTTACCGTTGCGGTTGCTGCTTCAAATGTACCTGCTCCTAAGAATTTAATACCTGAGCCAGAACCATCTAAAACAGTACCAAATACAGGAACATCTGTTGTATTACAGATTGTTGTTGTTTCATCATCAAAAGCTTCATAAGTGATTTCACAAACACCTTCTGCTCCCGCGATTACATCAGTTGTCATATGAACATGGACTAAATTCTTACTATCAGCTTTAATTAAGCCTGCTCCAGAAAGTACAGCAAAACCAATAGGTGATAATAGAGCATCCTCAACTGTAAAAGTTAAAGTCTTTTCACCTTCCCATGCGATCAGTCTAGTGTTTCCTTTTCCACCCTGTGCATAGACTGTGGTTGCAGCACCTTCTAAGGTAGAAGTTTTTGCTGTATCTATATAAAGTACAGGCTGACCTTTGACGAATTTAGTATTACCAATAGTGACATTTGCTTTCGCTTTAAACACTACATCACAAATCTCTCTAACGCCAAACTTCATAACGCATTATCCTCCTTATATAAAATTCTTAATTTATCTTTTAAAAATAACTTTTTTAAGTTATCTTTATACATAAAAGTAATATTATGGATGGATATTTTTCATCCAATTTTCTACTTCATCTAAATCTTTAGCTCCAGCCAATTTAGCCTTAAGGTATGTATCATGGCTTTGTTTTAGTTCAAACCGCTGGAACTCGTCAAATAATTGATAAACAGTATATTGCATTAAAGAATTTATATCTTTATTTTCTCCAACAGCTAAGATAGAAATATATCTTTCTAAAATAGAAATTTTTTGAGAATCACCTTTTAAAGATGCAACTTTAGCTCGACCTTTTTTCAGCTTTTCCGCGATTTTTCTAGCTGCGTCATTACCAGGATTATATGAAGATACATCATCTTTGTTTTTATCTAAACAAAAGACAGAGATTAGAATACTTTTAAATGCTTCATAATTTTTATTATTGATAAAATATTCTTTTCCATCTTTTTTTAGAACAATTTGTTCCATAAACATATCTAATGATAAACTATATTCTGGGAATAATAACATTAGCACTAATAGAGCACAGTTTTTATTCTGTTGGGCAATAACATTTTTGCTTTTCATTATTGACATTAATATTTCAAAATTAGTTTTATTTCTTAAATTAACTTTGTCCTCTTTACTTAAATTATCTTTTGAAAAATTTAGAAATTCGCATCCCATAAAAAAAGTTTCTTCTCCAATATAAGCAATTTCTTTAATAATAGGTTGATGTACAGTGAGTTGAGCTTCTGTAAAAGCAATATCATTACCAGACAATAAAAGTAAATCATTATTCATTATTCTTCCTCAGAAGGAATCTTATCATCACTGCCATGAATTGCTTTATAAGTTAAACTATATCCGCTTAAGTCTTCATCTAAAAGCAATTCATTACATCTTACCAACTGCAATTCTCCAATTCCTGTTAATTTTGTATTATTCAAAAGCCCATCTATATAACCGCAAATTTTAAGCGGTCTCACTCTATAGTTTCCTATATCCCAATAATCAGTATGACATAATACGTCAAAATTAATCGTACAATCTCTAAATTCTGGATTTGTTCTATTGGGTGTAAAATTATCATAAGAAACAATTATATAAGATTTAATTTCTTCATGTTCAGGAAGTCTAAGCTTAGGTTTTAATTTAACATAACCCTGCTCAATCATTTTTCCAAGAGTCATTTCAGTTAATCTTTTTTTATACTGTTCATCTTCTTTATTATCTAAACAATCTTTAGTATTTATTACCAAAAGTCTTTTTAGATCATCACTATAAGGTTTACTTTCAACAAAAAGCTTTTTTAATATTCTTTCAGTATCTTTTTCACAAGAGAGAAAAGATGATTGAATATTCGTTACGGCTAAATTTCTTTTCATATTACTCCTTTTATCTCCATTTATATTTTACAAAGAATTGATTTTTACTTTTAAAGTTAAAACTTTTCCTTGATCTTTTTCACTGTAAGCCAAAATAAATTCTCCACTTTTTCCAGTTACTACTTCTACAATAGCAGAATTATCTTTTATTTCTATAATTTTTGCTTTATTATTATTTATACTCCAAGTGCCTTCTTTAAAATCTCCTTTTAAAGAATATTCCTTTATATCATATGGATATACTTCAACATCTCCGGCTATATCAGATTCTGTTGTTGAATCTTCTTTTTTTTCTTTTTCTCTCTCTTCATAATAATCTTGAAGCGGATTCTCATAATATTCTTTTACAGTAACTTTAATAATACCTTCCCCATAAAAGATATTCGTGTCTTGGACTTCCCAAGTTTGTCCTTCTATCTTCAATAACTTAAATCTATGAAAAAAATCTAAAGTTTCCTCATTCTTAGTAATATAAAAAACTAAGGTATTATTTAAGTCATTCCAAACTGTATTATTCTTTTTATTCCATTGAATAGTAGTTTCTACAGGGCCTCTAATATAAATCCAATATTTCTTCCCGTTTAATTCAGCTTGAGCCTCGCACTTTCTAATCTCCGCTCTAAAATAAGCAACTTCTTCTAAAAAAGGTAAATAAATAATCCATTTAGTATCAGTCTCTTTCCAAGAGATAATGTCTCCAGACTTTATCCCCAACTCCTCTTCTGCTTCAGAAGTTTTCCCTAGCCTATCTTTATTTAAACATACATCTCTATAAGGTATAGAAAGTATTTTATTATCATAATCTGGATTTAATTTATTTGGATTAATTAAGCACTTAAACTCTCGTCCGTCTTCAAGAATCGCGGTTTGACCTTGATAAGAATACATAGCTTTTTTTAATGACCTAAGCTTATCATTAATAAGCCTTTGTTCCTTACTTCCGCCATAATAATTAAGTCTAGTTTTTAAATTATCTAATCCATTCATATCTTTATATTATTTATCAATCCTAAACATTCGAAGATAGTTCTCCTATAAAGAAAAAAATCTTTATCTTCTGATAGTAGGAATAGTCCTTCTAATTTACACAAGAGCGGAAACAGAACTTCATGCTGGTCAAATAACAATCTGTCCATTCCCACCAGCTCCTCAATAATAGTAGTTAATGGTTTTTGCCAATCTGATTTTTCTTCTCTACTTGGCAATAACTTATAGATTTGATTTGTAATTCTATTTAGATTTTTATCAATAGCGGATTTATCTATTTCCGCACCATACTTAAGTATCATGACGCTCCTCCTCTATTGGTTCCATAATAATATTGAAGGTTGAACGCACAATGCCTTTTTTATCAACTTTTCTTCTTTTATACAATCTCTGTAAATGAAATCCTTCTCTTTCATAATCTTTCTTAATTGCTAATAATTTATGCATATGATTTGCCTGAGAAGTAAATTTAAAATCTGAACCGCTATATTTAAGTCTAGTATTTTCAATCGAAGCTAACTGATATCCTATCCACTCTACAACCATGTAAACCGCAAGAATGTTAATTTCCTCTTGAGTTAAAAAACTATTAAAAAAGCCACCTGAATAAATAAAAGCTTTAACTTCTATATTGTTACTTTCAACGCCTTTATAAGTAGATTCATCTACAAAAGAATCTTCTTCATAGTCATAAAGATTAACTCGCGGAAATTCAAATTTATACATTGCGGAAAGCAAGAGGTCTTGCAACATACGAAACGTCTCTAATTCAGTTAATTCTAAGTACATATCGTCTGTTACCTTAGTTGATAAAAAACAATCATAAACTTTAGAAAAAGGAGTTTTATTAATATTATTCATAATTGCCTCCCTCTATGTTTTATTTTGTAACTGTTACTTTGTATTTTGGTGGAGCTGTTCTTCTTCCTGTCACAGCTGAAGTTGAAGAAACTGGGGTGGTTCTTCTAGTTTTTTCTTTAGGAATTTCATTCTCATCTGTTTCTTTATTAATTTCAATAGCTTTATTTACATTAAAGCCAGTCTTCTCAAAAATAGCTTCTCTCTTACTAATATCATTAATTTTTAACTTAACTGCCAACTCTTTAACTAAATCAATAACACCAATAGGAGCAAAATCTAAGCAGTCCATAAGTTGATCTAGTGAGCCTGTTAAAAGTAATTTTTTAATATCTTCTTCTGAATAAAAATATTCTGGTTCAACTTCTGGAAGTAATTCTTCTAAAGCCTCTTTATTTTTAATAATTAAACAGTCTTTTAAAATAACCATTCCGCCTGGTAAATAAGATAGCTTTCTCAACTCGTCCATAGTAACTTCTTTCTCTTCTCTTGGCTGAAAATTACGATGTAAATTTCCTAAGTCAGGAATTGTATAACCAACAGTTCCATTATCTCTATTTATAACTTTGATTAAAGTATCTTTCTCTAACATATTTTCTCCTTTTATCTCTAAATATATATAAAAATATTGGGGAAGATATTATCTTCCCCATATTAAATTATTGAGTCAAACCAGTGTTTCTATATACGCAAATATTATTAGTAATAATTGCAGCAACACCCATTTTCTTATAAACCTGAATTTCTCTTGACATATCGGCATTTTCAATTTCTCTAACAATAGTCTGTCCTTCAAGAGCAACCTTTACAGGTTTATCATTTCCGCCAGTAGGAATAATCCATGCATAAGATGGGTCGATAACTTTTTTACTATTAGTCTCATCTTCATAAGACTGAGGTAAAACAATCACTCTATGTCCTTTATAGCTTGCTAAATAACCATTATTCCATTTTTGGTCTTTCATAGCATCTGAAACCCAACCTTCAGCTGGTACCATAGTAGCCGCAAATTCATATGTACAATAAATGGTAGCTTGTCCATAAGAGTCTGCTACAGCTAATAATTTATCCATTTCAGCTTCTACAAAAGAGCCTTGAGTAGTCTTGTTATTAGCTTGTAAATTAGTTACGGCACCTTTCAAAGCTCTTTCAATTTCAAGATAAAGGCTTTCATCCAAACCTTCCATAATAATATCAAGAACATCCGCGAAATCTATACGTTTATCTAAGAATTCTTCAAATCCAATTTGAGCAGCTCCACCAAAAGCACTTGTAGGAACTTCATAAGATTTACCATCCAGTTTGAATACTTCATAAATACCTGCTAATCCAACTTTTGTAATAAATTGCTTTGCACGTCTCTTTGAAGCAACTGTAATTCTCTGAGTAAATACAGGTTTGTCTCCCTGACTAAATGTTTTAATTTCAGCGAATTGACCATATTGCTCTAATACTTTTTTTGGAAGAACATCATCAATAGTCTCTTCCATAAGAGCAAAAATTGTATTCTTATTTTCGCGATAAAGTGCGTATGTTCCCGCGATTTCTCTTAATTCGTTTCTTAATGTATCGTTTAAATCTGCATAGCTAAATTTTTCATTACCGAAAGAATAAGCAACCTGAGAAGAAGGATTAGCTTTTGCTACGGTTTTAGCTAATGTAAATAAATCTTTTCTACTTAAAGCCATCTCTTATAATCCTCCTTATTTAACTCTCATTACCTTAACAGCTGGTTGTCCATCTGCCATAGTATAAATTTTTACTACTTGCCATAGCATGCTTTCTGTTGAAGCTTCTGCTGTTTCATCTTTTACTAAGAAGCCTGTTGTGTCAACTTTTAAAAAGTCTCCTACTTCAAGAGCAATACCAGCATACTCTGCTTTTCCGCTTGTATTTGCAGCACCAACAGCATTAGTAGTATAAATATCTCCAACATTTGTTTTAATTACACGCGGAACCATCTGACCTTTAAACGGACCTAAGCCATCGTGAGTAATATCATCGCTTCCCGCAGTATAATTATCTTTAATCATAGCAAAGTCTTTATAAGACTCTCTCCACTTATCATCGTATAATTTTACTTCGTTGAACACCATCATCCATTCACCTTTGCCAGTAAAATTAACTTCTCCATTAGCATAGTCATATTTTACATACTGACCATTTTCAAGAATACTAATATCAGATTTTGCTGGTAATTGTGCGTAAATCTGAGAAGTTCTTTGAGCTGACAAATGATTAGGTTCAACTTGACCAAAACCAACTCTTTTAATTGTTGTAGCCATCTATATATCCTCCTTAATCATTTCTACTGTTTCGAGTATTTTTTAAAGCATTTATCCACGCTGGGATAGAACTATCCTGTTCTTCTAGGCTAAAAGTTGTAACAGGATTATCTTTTTCATTTTTTGAGGTATTTTCTAAATCAAAATTAACTTTCTTTCTAACACAAATTACAGATAACTTTGCTTCAATATCATCTAAAGAATATTTAGCTTTATTTGTAACTACATCTTTCTTATCCTCATCTGAAAGCATATAAAAACTGTTAATTAAAGCATCTTTTTTCTCATTTTCAATTTGATTTTTAAAAGCTACTAATGATTGAAAATCCTCTTCTAATGCAGAGTATTTACTTTGTAAATTTTGATATTGAGCTTCTAATAAAGTATATTTATCATTCTTCTTCTTTTCTTCTTCATCATCATCAGAAGATGCTTTATTATCGTCTTTTTTATCTTCCTTTGAAGTAGAATCTTCTGTATTAGTTTTTTCTTCTTTAACAGTTTTATCCTCTTCTTTTTTTACAAAGTTTTTCTTCTTATCTTCATCATTTTCTTCTGTCTTTGTGGTTTCATCATTTTTAGGCTGATCTTTTTTAGCTTCCTCTTTTTCTTTTTTATCTTTATCAGAAGCTACAAAATCAGTTTGATTTAATCCCTCTGTAGAATTTTGATTTTCTGCGGAAAAGTTTTGTTCTTTTTTGTCCTTTTCATCAGAAACTTTTTTATTATCTTTTTCTAAAGCCATTTGTCCTCCTTCTAATGCATCCTTTAATTCATGCATCATAGTATATAAAGTTTTTTTAAAATTATCATCTACTTTAGTGAACGATGTACTTACACATGGAGCTGTTATGTTCGAACCCTCAAAACAAGGTTCAACTTTGTCTCCTAAAATGCATAATTTTGAAAATATTGCGTCATTTATAATAAAAAACTCTATACCTGTTTTATAATTTTTTGACCATTCTCCTTCTAAGGAATCTTCATCTAATTCCATAGAGTGTGGTTTTCCCTGCTCAACAACAGCTTGAGCCTCTTCAAACTGCCCTGTCCACAAAAATCCAGTAGTCATTAAGTATTCTCTAATAATAGAATTTCCAAAATCGTCTGTATCCTCAAATTTTTGAAACCAAACTTTAGCATTAGGAGCTACAAATCCATAAGGCTTTGTAAGACAATTAAAATGTATTCCATTTTCATCAATTACCACTTGATCCCCATGATCGCCAAAATCTTTTACATCTTGTTTAAAATAACCTACAATAGGACATCCAGGTAATGAATTAGCCATCTCTGTAGCTACTTCTTTACTTATATAGCTATGATTTCTATTTTCTCCCAAATACAAAACTTTAATTTCACATTCTGAAATTAAAGGATTATATGGGGAAACGTTTATAAATTCTGGACTATCTATTGTAGCTATACTCATTCTTGACATTTAGCTACCTCCAATTTAATCAACCTTGAGATTCTATATTTTTCATAGTTTTTTCACTTTTCTCATCATCAGCTTTTTCTTTTCTGCCCGCTTTCTTTTCTTCTCCATCTTCCGCGGGTTTTGCTTGGTTTAATGCTTCTACATTCATAGTGCTAGACATTAAAGGCGGAATAAATAGATTTACTAAATCTAAAACATCATTTTCAAAATAAGCATTAGCTAAAATTGAACTTTGAGATTGACCTAGAGCTATTTGCGGTAACATCTTAGAATAACCTAATTGAGTTTGTTCTTTATATAATTTAGCCATCTCTTTATAATTATAAATTGTTGTAGTTAAAATCTGTGCTTTATAGTATACTTTTTTTGGATTCTTATTAAAAGGCTTTAATAATGTATTTAAAAACCCTTCAAATTGAATTAATAAATTATACATGGAAGCTTCGTCATTCAAAATAGATTTTTCTAAGGCAATATTTCCATCTGTGTTAAATTGCATCTGAGAAACTCCAGCTTCATTATAAACTGCACGCTCAACCTTTTCCAATTCATCAACAGTAGTAGTGGAACTCTTATCAGCCATATCCGCGACTTCAACATCAGCAAAAGTAGTTAAAACATCTATTCCAATCGCTTTTCCTAACATTTTCACAGCATTATTATGTAACTGTTGAGCTTCTTCTACATCAAAAACCAAATCTCCATTTTTATCAACAGGCATTTTCTGAATGATAATTTTTAACAGTTTTTGTTGCATTTTCTTTCTATCTAGCTCTTGTGCGGCGTCCAGATCTATAATTGCAGGAATGACTGAAATGAAAGCTGGAAAATCATCTCCATTCAAGTTAAATTTTATTACGTTATCAATGTTTAATAGATACCACCCAGATGTATCTCCAGCAAAATCAGCTTTTAATTTTCCTTCTTTGTAAAGAATATAAGCTTTCTTAAATTCCGCAGGAAACAGATTTAGCATTTTCATCTTTTGAGTTGTATCTCTAAATGCTTCATCAAAAAATCTCATATTAAACTCTACCGCAGGACGTCCATTAACACTAAATCTTGAACGGCAATATTTGGGCGGCAATTCTTGTATTACCATTCGATCTTTTTGGGGGATCAAATATCCATAATAACAGCCATTCTTAATAACTTTTAATGCAACTTCCCCAAAAAAACGTTTAGCTTCAAAGTTATCTAAATACATTAAAGCTTTATTAAATCCATCTAATACTTTTTCTGGCTTTAAATTATCTGAATTAATATAAGGAGTAATTAACCAATCATATCTATATAAATATGCCATATATCTACAAAGTCTATTATAAATACCACTAGTTTTATAAAAGAAATTAGATATATCTCTCATAGTTTCATAGTCTCCATTATTAATAGCTCGTAAAACTTCTTTTTTATCAGCTAACCTAGGATTAATTTTTTTTAGCTCTCCTAAGTTTACAATAGCATCATCTAAAGTTTTTATTCCAACTTTGATTTTAGAAAAGTCTACTGCATTAAAAGATTGAGTATATATATCTTCTGCGGAGTCATTAATACTCATTTGGAACCCCTTCTTCTTTATTTCTGCTACTCTATTTATCAAGATATACACCTTAACCTTTCTAAGTATAGTATAACATAAAATACAATTTTATCTAATTTATTAAAATAAAAATTTTAATATCCTGCGGCAGTCATAATATAATCATAATCAAGTCTACCTTCATCCCAATAAGGAATGATTACAAGAGGAATATTGTGCTTAGCACAATATTCTCTCTTCTTCATATCATTATATTGCTGCTTCCGCAATCCAGAGATTCCGCCAAATTTACTCTTTGGCTCATAATGTTGGATTCCCTGAAACTCTATTAAAAAATCTAATTCGTTATTATCATCTAAAATCGCAAAATCAAATCTGAGGGGTCGACCACTAGAACTTACAAGGTCAGAAAAAATATACTCTTCTTTAAAATTCAAACCTGACTCTTGAAGAATTTCTTCAATTTTTATTTCACCTCTACTTGCTCGCATAGCAATTCTCCCTTCTTTTTCATAGTACTTTAAAAATATTTCTTCTTTTTTATAAACATTTGTCCATTTTGTTTTAATTAAAGAACATAAAATCTGATATATTCCTGCTTCGTCTCTTTTTCTTATGATCTTCTTCCTGCTTTATATAATATAATCCATATATAAAAGCAGAAAACTTATCCTTTTTTATACCTCTTGAAGATTGTTTTAAAATAATATTAACTCCTTCATTTTCTTCAACTAGATTCCATTTATCTTTATATTGACCGCAACATCAATACCATAAAATATTTATGCTCTATATTACTATAGAGATTAGACTATGTCTTCATCCTATCGCTATTGATAGGAGCCTTCCATTTCGATTTAAGGGATTCTCACCCACGTCATTAGCTTACGCCCTACTCCTATTGAGGCTTCTCATCCTCCCGCGGGATAGTCGTTGAACATTCTATTTATATTTCCAATATGATTGACAACATTTAGAATTATTTTTTAATGCATATCGAATAGCACCATCAGTTACCTTTAATTGTTTAGCTGCTTCTTTTATACTAGGATATTCTTGTATCTCATTTTCATTAATAATTCTAATAACTGGTTTTACATTATTTTTTAATATATAACATGAATGTAAAGCATTCTCACTCTTTGAGCAAACTTCTAAATTTTTTAAATTATTATTAATCTTATTTCCATCTTTATGATTTATCACTTGATTGCTTGCTAATTTTTGTTTACCCCATGTTTCCATTACTAAAATATGTGCTAATTTAGATATATTTTTTCCATTTATTCTTAAAGTATATCTTATATATCCGCTATTATTCGGAGTTTGTTTTAATAAAATTTTTGTTTTTTCGTTATAAACTTCTCCATCAATAGAGACTAAATAAGTCGTATCTTTATATCTAATCCAATCATTTTCATTTATATCTTTTATTTTTTCTCTTTTCCCTGTAGCAAGTTTAGAAACTTTTGTTTGAATAGCGTGTTGTCTATTTTTTGATTGAGATACCCATTCAAGATTATTCATATGGTTATTTAACTTATTGCCGTCTTTATGATTTACCACTGGCAAATTATCAGGATTTGGAATAAAAGTTTGTGCAACTAATCTATGTATTGCGTATCCTTTTTTCTTTCCTTCAATAGTCAAACGAACCATCTTATATCCAGTATTATATATAGTTCCTGTTAATATTTTATTAGTTTTATGACTATAAATTTCTCCTAATTCATTTATATCATAATCAGTTTCAATATTGTCAATAATTAATTTTGTCATATTTCATTCTTACCTCCGTAAAGTTTTTCCCTTCGTAAGAAATAAGAATTATATAAATAGCTTTGCTGCAAATTGTCCAAAATTTTGGATGTCCTTGCAATTAAAAAGGTTATTATTCTTAAGTATTACTACTTAAGCTGCCAATTTTCTTAGCATTTGTTCTCTTAAAATTGTTGTTAAAACAAAAGGTTTTAGATATTCGTTTCTTTTATCCGCATCCATATTCTGACCAACTTTTGATGACATTAGCTTAGCTTTAGCTTCAGACTCATCTTTCAAAAATTTAATTTTTCCGCTAGACATTTGAGTCTGAGTGTATGAATAAGCTTCAGTGTTAATTGGTGCGTTTGCTTTAATTAAATATAAAGCATTATCTTCCACATCTCCGCCTTTAATTTTTCTGTAAGGAGCAATAGCATCCTCTGATGTTCCTCCCTCAACTCCAAATGGCGGAAGAGTATCTCCTGTTTCTGGGTCAATCTGCGCCCTTGTCATGAAGTCGATGAGCCCGATACCCAAGCCATTCGCATCAATAGAGATAATTTTAGCTTTATATTTATAAAATAATTTTTTTAAATTAATTGCTTGAGTCTCAAAATGTTCTGCTTCATAAGTATAGATATTAACCAAACTTTTTAAAGCCGTTCCTTGCGGTTGAGGGGTAACTTTGAATATGCAAGCTTCAGTTGTGCAGCCTATACGTCCGACGTCCACCCCTATAACATAATAAGCTGATTTACTACTTCTTCCACTATATTCGTATTCTGGTTGGGATAACACTCTATACCTATCAAACTTTTCAGAAGAATAAAATGCATTTTCTGCATCTCCGCTCCATTTAGAACGATATTCCCTATCAAAAGAATCTTCTTTAAATGTACCTTGTAATTTGAGCTGATCTACAAAATCTTCATCTAAAAGCCCTTCCGCAACAGGCGTTTCATACGTTCCACCCATAACCATAACTTTATCAGGCTCAATCATAGACTGAACCAAAAGTTCCGTCAGTTTGTCATACGCGAATGAATTCTTCCACCCAGCTGTTGTAATATATATTTGACTCTTGTTAATTATTTCTTCTTTATGTCTAGTTCCATCTGGTAATAATCTATCAACGTTTGTTGTAGGAATTATTATTTCATTTAATATATCTCCATCTATAAGAACACATTCTTCCATTAAACCCAAATCTTGTTATCTTATAGGCTTTTTATCCTATAATTCTAATGCTTACTTATTTGCATTAGCTCAGCATATCTTTTCACTATTAAGTGTCGCGGCCTCGTGGATGGATTATATCTTTTCACCATCTATGCGTTGCCCCTGACTATAGTTTCTATAGCCTTCGGTTCTGATTCCCATTTCAGGGTTCCAGCTTAATTCCGCAATTTTAAACGGGCAGTTTAATGTTTAATTAAGAATGTCTTTTTTCCCAATCTTCGACTAAATTCTTATAAGTTTGTTTATGAATAATTCTAGCTACTCTTTTTCTATCTAAGCCCATTTGTTCTCCTAAAGCTTTTTGAGTCATGGCATCTTTATTATCTAAAATAAAATCAACTATTTCTTGAGTTATAACAACTTTTTCTTTCTTTTTATTGCCCATTAAATCTTCTCTTTTATGTTCATTACAAAAATCAACAAATAATTTATAAGTTTGTTCATCATTAAAAACATTAAATTGTTCAACATCTTCTTTATAAGTCTTCCCTACTATCATTTTATTAACTACATCTTTACTAACATTATATAACTTTGCACATTCTGATTGTGAGATATTACTGTATTTTAAAGCTGATAAAATTTTAAATATATCAGATGAAGATAATTGCCTTGAATAGTTATTAACATAATTTTCTTTTAAATAATCATCAGTAATTCCAAATTGCTTTATTAAATTTTCTAATTGAGTTTTATCATATTCAACTTTATCCAATGAAGTACGTTGAAAAATTGCTTTAATTGTAGTTCTATCACAATTATAGTGTTTTGCAATTTTGTGAATAACTCCATCGTATCGCTGTCCTATCTGATATAATAATACAGTGGTATTAAAATCAAATAAAGTTGAGTGTCCTTCTCCACCTAAAGTTTCATTATATCCATTATAATAACTATCATACTTTTTAATTTCTTGCATTTCCAATAGACTTAAATCTTCTTCTGTTACATCTTGATATTCTTGAACTTTAACTATAAAAGCACTATCCCCATATTTATTAAAAGCTCTTTGTAACTTTATTGAATGATGTCTATTAGCACGCAAATCTGCAAAATGTCTACTAATTCGTCTATTAATATCTACAGTTTTTCCAATATACTTCTTTCCATTCTTTGTATTAGTAATATAATATATATATCCTATCATAATAAAAATCCTCCGTTTTTAATATTTTAATATTATATATATTTTTTATTACTAGCATATTAATTAAAAATGACCAACGTAGTATAATTTTTATCCTACCCGTTCTACGCTGGCCTCTAGAAGATTGTTTAGCGGCTAATATATCAATAGAAGAACCATTTTTAAAGATATAATTAACATCATCTTTTGATTTTTTAGAAGCTCCCCTTGACCAATCTAGCTCATTATTAAGTGCGGGGATAAGCTTACATATTTCTTCAATTTTCGCTATGGTGATACTGGCAGCCTGCTCTTTCAGTTATATTATCCTAAAGGCTTTTTATCCTTTAGTTCTTATACTTCTTTTTCGTATAAGCTTAGCATATCTTTTCACCCTCGTTTTACGTTAGGTTTGACTATTGGTGAGATAGTCTCAAGCATTCCTATATAATGCTGTGTTGCGGACTCGTGGATGGATTATATCTTTTCACCATCTATGCGTTGCCCCTGACTATAGTTCCTATAGCCTTCGGTTCGGATTAGCATCTCAGCCTCCCCGCTTAATTCCGCAATAATCATATATTAAATTTCTTTAATATACGGCAAAAATTTTTTATTTTATTTTATGATACTTACTTCCATTTTGGATAAAATCTAAATAACTAGCATATTTTCTTTCCAAATAAATACTTGAATCTTTATAAATCCAATTTAAAAAATTTAAAACATCTTCATAAGCTCCAAAAACATATCTTTTAGCTCCATTTTCTCTATGAACATCGAAAATTTTATTTTCTTTATTTATATTTTCAATAGATTTCAAAAAACCTTTTATAAAATTTTCAGTTCCGATTATACCTATTTGAAAACAACTTTCTGTATTTGTAAACCATCCATCGCCATCAAAATACCCTCTTATAAAATGTCTAATTAAATGTTTTGGTACTTGTTTTTCATTTGGAAAATCAAGAATTAATGATTTTTTAGGAACGCACCCTTTATCTATTAAATCCTGTTTACATTGAGCACTCCTAAAACTCATTCTATAAGATTTTGTTCTTTCTCTATAGCTAATTTTATTAGTTATATTCATAAAATCTCTAAATTTTTCTATATGTTTTAAATCTTTTTTTGCTAGTCCTAGTTCTATTTTATCTTCTTTAGAACCAACACTTCCATCCGCATATAAAAAGCCTAACCAATAAGCTTTTTCTTCAGTATCAATTTTATTAAAATTAGTTAGGACGTTTTTTGCACTCATTTTTAATGCTCCTCCTTTACTTATAATTATATTTTACCACCAGTAGTAACAAACAAATGTGAATTAGGATAGAGAATACACCTTAACATAAGAATCATCATAGATAAGAATGATTTACTATACGCACGTGGAAAAGTAGCATACACATACCTATGCCGCATCGTAATCCTTAAAAATATTCTCTGATAAAAAAAGAATTTAAAAGTACTCTCAGGACCTTTCATAAAGTCTACCAAAAGGTCTGGATATTCTCTATAATAAGCGATTAGATTTCTTAAATGAGGAAGTTGAGCTTTTAGTCTTTCTTCTGACATGCCCTGTTTCTTAAGGGTTCTAGATTCAGATAAATCTAATAGACCTTTTAAACTCATATAAAGTCTTCATCCTCTCCTATATAAATTTTTTCATCTTCTTCTTTTTCTTTTGCAATATTTTCAAAATAAGCTTGATAATCTCTATCTTTTATTTCTATCTGATTATAGCCTTTTTCTTTAGCTTCTTCTCTATCTTTCTTCATTGCATCAGCATTTTCTCTCTGCTTAATATAATTTTCTATCTGTTGAGCAAGAGACTTATCATCATAGATTAATGATCTTGTATACTCTTTTAAATCCATGATAACTTTATCAACTATATCATTTGGTGCATCTATTTTCATCCTTGGAATCTGACCGCCATTTTTTTCACAATAGGCAACCATCTCTCCAATACAATCTACAAAATCACTTTTTACTTCTTTATTTTGTGCGGCTGTGAATTTCGCGGATTTACGTAGTGAATCATATACTCTGGACAACTTCTGATAGCCATCCATGTCACCGCAATCGATCGCCTGATTCATCTTTAAATAAGTTTTGCAAATAAGAATTAAAGTTCCTGTAGTATCTGAGTCTTGAATATCAAAAGAACTAGTCATCTCTTCATATTTTTTCTCTAGTTCAACCCATTCATTTGGTTTATACAAACGTCCCCATTTCATAGCTAAGTAAATCTTATCTTCTTGAGTTAATTCCGCGGCGGGATCAATTAATTCATCCTCGCTTATAAAATTATTTTCATCATAAAAATTGTCAGTTCCAATCTCATTCTTAGGAGCTTTTACCGCCAATTCCGCGTTTTGAGTGGGGGTAGAAACCATCGTTTTGTATTCAGCTTCAGAAATTTCACCTTTTTCAAGCTGTTGCTTCATACTTTCTTCAAACTTTTTCTGTTGTTCAAGATCCTTTTGAGTCTTTTCTTCTTTTTCTTGAGCAATCTTTTCTGTATCTGCCCAACTATAATCTTTCCACTGCTTTAGCCGCATTTTAGAAAGATATTTTCCAAATACTGACATCCCATTCATTTTATAAGGGTCTTTTGCATAGGCTTTATCCCTTAAAATATTCCATTCTTCTGGAACATATGGAACATCCATCTTTTCTAATGCCCATAGGAAAGTATTAGGTTCAAAATTATTTATATGCATAGTTAAACATTTTTTACATAATTCTGTTTTTTTACCATTTTTATATGTATAAAAATTTATTTCATCCATTGACTTTCCGCATTTATTGCAAGTATAATTCATTATTAGCCTCCTTTATTTATTTTTCTTATTTCGACAACATTTACATATACTGTAAAAATGATCTTTACTTGTCTTATTCTTTGAAAAAAATTTATTATGAGCTAATTTGATTTCCCCACAACGGGAACATTTTTTCCATTTTCCTTTTTTCTGAGTTGTGTAATACCAAATTAAATAGTCTTCCTGAGCTTGCTCTGACAATAGCTTAGGTATTTTATTCCGCCATAAAGATGATATATATTCCACTGAATGTTTTACATTATGTTTTTGATTCAACAGACTCTGAATTTCAAGATTTTGTTTTCCGTCTATTTTATAAATCAAGAGGTCATAATACATTGGATAACTATCTCTTAGAGTCTTTTCTATTAATGTATCTAAATCCTCCATTAAAAAATATGAATCACTGTAGAATTTTCCCCATGCATCTTCTTTTAGGCGGGAATAGTTACATAATAATGCAGATATGTGCTTAGGATTAAAAAAAGAAACTAAGCTATTATCTTCAATTTCATCATTTCCGCTAATAGAAACATTTTCATCAAAATCAATTTTGCTAAAACTTTTAATTGCGTTCATACAATAAATTGGCGGCTTGTATGCACTTCTAATTACATATTGATCTTGTCTCATAGCAATAAGTTGCTTTTTTAATAAAAATTTCTTTTTACCAACTGCTTTTTTCTCAGCTTTTTCGACTTCCGCAATCGCGTCTACAAGTTGCTTTAACTCAGGGATTTCCGCAATATCCTGTTGAGTTATTTGAAATTTAGGTGTAAAAATAATATTCTTATCATTGGCGATCATATTATAAATGCCATCTTCGCCATTCTCTAAGCGACCAACTAATCCTTCAAAAGAAGTTTCTCTTTTATTAACTGTGACCATATGATTATCAGTTAATATTTGCTTCTGTTTCCGCTCTTGTTTATCCATAGCAAAAATAATGTAATCTGATAATATTTCTAAATATTTAGGTGTTAATTGCTCAGAAGGAGTCTTATCTATAATTTTTTTAACTAATTCATTCCGCTCTTCAGGAGTTTCTAAAGAATAATCTAGTTTAATAGTAGTTTGCATATTTTCTTCTTCGATTTGTTTTTCTGTTATTTTTTTTTCTTCTTCTAAAATATTATTCTCCTCAAAAGCCTTATCTTCTAATGTTATTGGTGTCATAATTTCTCCTTTCTAGTTTACAATTATATTATACCACAAAAAAATTTTTTTGTCAAATTTGATTAAAGCACTTTAATTGGATTTTTTAAAAAATTTTTGTTATAATTATTTTATAAATAAAACAAGAGGAAAAAGAAATGAGAATTAGTATTCTTGGAAGTCGCGGTTTTGCAGATAATCGCCTAGTCTCCGCAACTATGGAAGATTTTATCCGCGAAACGCAATGTTATTTATTTACTGTTGTTTGCGGGAATACGGAGAAGAAGCTCTCGGAGTCTATTGGAAAAATATGGGCAGAAAATAATGGTGCTCCTATTGAATATGTATTTGATCGCAACATAGATAAATTAATTCAGAAAATGGTAGAAAATATTGATTTTGGTATATTTTTTTATGACGGAAAAGATGCAATAATTAGAAAAATTATTATGAAAATGAAAATGAATGGAAAGCATGGTAAAGTAATTAAAATAGGAGGAAAATAATATGAATAATGAAGCAAAAAAGACAGTTGCAGGTTTGGTTCCACGTGAAGCTTTTAGATTAGAAGTAATTAATAGTAGAAGAAATGAGATTATGGATGCTATAGAAAGATATGCTAAAGCGGAAATGGTAATTCCAATCGCTTGGATTCAAGAATTAAAATATTATGAACAAGCAAACGCGATGTTCTAATAAAACGAGGAGATGTTAATAGATGAATAAAAAAGAAAGAGCTATTCAAGCCATAAATCATTTTTATAAAATGGAAAAAGAATATTCAGATAAAATCGCATGGTGTAATGCAAGGACTAAATATTATAGTGGTTTCGTACCAGGTTCTATTGTAAATAAAACAAAGAAAACGAATGAAAAAAATCTTAATTATTTAGAAATATGGGAAACTGATACTGTTAATGCTATTAAAAAAGCTGTATCTGAGTTTCCTAATAGTAAGATTGCCGCACTTAATTTTGCATCTTTTAAATATCCTGGCGGAGGCTTTTTAAAAGGAAATAGTACTCAAGAAGAAAGTTTATGTCATAAATCTATTCTTTATAATATTTTACAACGACAAAGAGAAGATTTTTATGGAGAAAATAAAAACTTAATAAATCGCGGTTTATATTGGAATCGAGCAATTTATAGTCCAAATGTTCTTTTTGAAGATTCTTATAATTGTGATATTATTAGTTGTGCAGCCCCGAATAAAAAAGAAGCTAAGCGTAATGGGATAACAGATGAAGAAAATACTAAGGCTTTAAAAGAAAGAATTTCTTTTATTTTAGACATTGCGGCGAAAAATAAAATTGATGTTCTAATCTTAGGAGCTTTTGGATGCGGAGCTTTTGGTCAAGATCCTAATGAAGTTAAAAAGATATTTATGAAATTATCTAATAATTATATTTTTAAAAAAATAATTTTTGCTATCCCTAGTGGATCTAATTTAGACGCTTTTCGGAGCCTTGTTTGATATCGCGGGTAGTTTTAAAGAGAAAAATGAGAAATATTTTTATTTTTTTAAAATCCTTTTTTATTTTAATTTGTTTAAAAAAATTTTTTGGAGAGATTTTTAATTCTCGTTTTTTGATTTTATTTTTAGACTTTTAGATTTGAAAAAATTTTTGGAGAGAGAATTGTGGAGAACACTATCTTTTTATAAAAGTAAAAAATTTTAATCCTTTAATATACCCCGGCATTATGTTTAAGTATGGTCTGTAGTTTGAGTATCTCTTTTGAGCAAGAAGCAACAAGACACCGCCTAACAAATAATTTTTCAAATCATTTCCCAAAGAGGATATGCTTTTTGTTCAGAAGAGTTTTGAACACATTATTTTAAGCAAAGAGGAGAAAGAGTTAAACTAATAAAATAAATTCTTTAAATAACTAAAATAAAGCAAGAAGATTAGAATTTTTATTGGCTATTGGTAGCTTGCCATCTATCTATCGTCGGAGCGTATACTTTCGCAACGCTCCGAGAAGCCTGTCAATAGGCAAAATGCACAAATTTTTGGCTAAATTTTTGTAAAAAATGCACAAAGATATTTTCCTAAAATGAGTTTGTCAATAGGTAAAATTGCACAAAAATACATGGAAAATTTTGTACATTATGTCTATTGACAAACCCTGTCAATGGTAAAAGTATACAAAAATATAATTTGATTTTTGTGCAAAATGTCAATAGACAAGAAATGTCAATGGGCAATCTGCACAAAGTTTTAAAGAAAAAATTGTGTAAAATGTCTATTGACAGAATGAGCTAAAGGTGCTATAATGAGAGGTTAAGCTTAAGACAAAAGAAAGATAATAATAATAATAATAATATAATGTAATATTATAACAATATAATACATACATAGTATAAGTATAATTTAGTGTAATAACATTATCTTATATTATTGTTAATCTTATCAATTATAACTATATATAAAGAAGAGATATAATGATAATAACGTTAGCATTGGCACTGTAATATTTTATAATAATTACGATAAGATAGTAATAATAATAATAATAAAGAGCTTATAAAATAATACTAAATAAAATAATATGATAATATTTATATTATATTTTATTTTACCATTTATAAAAAAGATATAAATATGTATTTAAAACTAACTGTTAGTCTTAATAACATGAGTAAATATACATTAAAATAAATAAAAATACTGTAAATAAAAGCTTGACAATGGTATAATAAGGTAGTATAATAATACTTGAAAAGAGAGGTGATAAGATGATAACAATTCAATGTACTTTGTTTAGTGTAACCAATAAGTACAGACCAATAAGTACTTTATTAGAAATTGAGAGTATCAAATATTATAACACTCATAAGCAAGAGGTACAGCAAAGGGCTATCGACAAGATAGTAGTACAACGTAAAACAGAACGTTGGTGTTTAAAAAGAGATGGATATACCAGAATGAAAGTTAGAGTATACGACAAAAAGAAGATTGAAGAAGAAGCAAAAGAAAGATACGAAAAGATTAAGAAAGAAAGAGGTTGGAGTTAGATATGGTGAAAAAGGTGATTTTAGGATTAGCAGTAAGTGCAGTTTTAAGTAGTATTTGCGGTTTTGGTAGCTTTACTAAGTACACAAGAGAAGCTAAAGTGATTAGCTCTTTTAATGATGAAGTGGTGGTTATGGATAGCTACGGACATGTTTGGAGTTTCTATGGAGACGGCTTTAAAGCAAAAGATAAAGTTAAATTATACATGGATTCTTTAGGGACTGATAATGTGACAGACGATATTATTACAGATGCAGAGATAATAGGATAGCGGAAAAGCGGGAAAAGGGCGGAATAGGTTCAGCCCTTTTCTTTGCTTATTTAGATAAAGTATCTTTTTTGAATTTTATTAAAAAATTTGATATAATAATAATGTAAAGAAAATAAAATATTTAAAAAGGAGATAGGAAAGAACCGATAAAAAAAGTCAATCTTAATGAATTGGCGGCTTTACAACTGGTATTTGAATTTATTTCAGTACCGGAATTACTGACAGCCGCTATGAATGACTTTTCTAAAGGTACTAGCATAAAAGATAAAGAAAATGCTGATTTATGTTATAAGGCTTTAGAATCATTCCTTAAATAAAAAGGGACTCCCGAACTTGACAGTTCTGGAGTCGGTTCACCTACAATCTCCTTAAGTTCAGGTTTTTTCAGTGGAAATCCGCATAAAAAAATCTTTGAAAAATTTTCCTAAAACGCTTGACAAAAGCAAGGAAATATAGTATCATAGTATTATCAAATGAAAGAGAGGTAAAGAAATATGACAATGTTACTGACAACTCGAAAAGCATTTGAAACTGTAAAAAAATACTTAAAAGATAATCAATACATTTTTTCAGTAGAAAAAAATACAAACGGTTATCTGGTAAAAATTTCTTAATGGAGGGCTTAAATATGTTAGATTTAGGATTATTTTTAGGAAGTAAAAAATTGATGCTGGTAGACACTGAGACAGGCGAGATTTACGCTGAAACAATAGAAGAAATTAACGCTTTTTTGAAAGAGCATGAGAATAACTATTTATTAAGATTATTAAGATAAAAAACAAGATGGGATTGCAGAAAAAAGGAAGATAAAAAAATCTTCCTTTTTTTCAAAAAAGGCTTGACAAAAGATAAGGACTATAGTATAATTAAGTCATAAAAGAAAAGGAGTGATATATAATGGAGAATAAAAAATTAGAAGAGGCTTATAAAATAGTATTTGAGGATATGAAAAAAAATTCGCCATCATTCTTTTTTGGGAAATATGATGCAAAAAATGGTAAAGAATCATTTATGCATGGCGTCAGTACGGTTATGGAGTTTATTGCATTAAGAGCGGACTTATCAGAAGAAACATACGAAAAGTTTAGTAATGAATTTACAAAAAACATGGTTGAAAGTAAAAAAAAGAGGTTGACAAAAAAGTCTTGACAGATTTTCAAAAGTAGTGTATAATAATATTATCAAATGAAAGAGAGGAAAACAAAAATGAAAAAAACAGATAAAGAAATTTTATTACAGATTTTTAAAAAAGCCGACATAGAGATTTGCTATGAGGAAAAGGATTATTTTGAAGCTGAGCTTTCTTCTTATGGTGAAAATATTGGCTTTCAATTCGATGCTGACGGCAAACTTCAAAAACTTCTTTAAAACTATTTTAAAATAGGTCTTGACAAAAGTCAAAACCTATAGTATAATAAATATATCAAATGAAAGAGAGGAAAACAAAATGATCGTATCAAGAAAAGAGATGGTTAGAATTAGAAAGAATCTTCTTAGACAGATGGATGTTTTTATCAGAGAAAATATTAGCGAAGACATTGTCATTGACGTTTGGTTTACTTGTGGGTTAGAAGATGGGTGGGATGAGAGAATCTTGACGCAGTACGCAAATGATGATGACGCATGGAATGATTGTATTAATGCTTGCAGAAGATGTTGTAAAATTGAAGGAATTTTATAAAAAGGGGTTGACAAAATCAGCTTCTTGTGATATAATAAAGACAGTTAAAGAAAGAGAGGAAAACAATAATGACAAGGACAGAGATGATGGATAAAATGATTCAAGTAAAAGGATTTGAAAATGACACAGTAATTATATTCTGTAAAATAGCAGAGAATCAAAACATTTCAAAAGAAATAGTAAAAATTGCTTATGAAGCAATAATGAAACGAAAAAAATAAGAAATCACGTGAACTTAATAATAAATGATGAAAACAATTAGTCATAAGTAGAAAAATTTTTATAACAAAAGTCTAAGTAAATTAGACTTTTGTTTTTTTGTGCAAAATGCTGAATTTTATTTTTGTGCAAAATGACGAAAATAAAAAATTTTTTAAAAAGGGGTTGACAAGTCGCGGAAAATGTGTTATAATAGCCGGCTCGCGAGCCGAGCCTTCCATTATAACATAGTTGAGACATTTTGTCAAGAGAAAAAATGCACAAATTTTTCAAAATTTTTATCCCAAAATTTGTGCATTTTTTTTGAAAAAAAACTCTTGACAAGGTGGCTCGAGTATGTTATAATGAAAGAGGGCAAAGTCCGTTCGGGGTCGGGGCACCCCGAAATTTTATTATACCACATCTAGCACCTTTTTGTCAATAGGCAATTTGCACAAAAAATAAATTAAAAAAATCCCATTTTTTGACATGGTATACAAAATGCACAAAATTTAATAAAATAATACCAAAATTTTCTACACCTTGTGCAAAGTGACGAAATTTTAATAAAAAATCATACCTTTTTTGACACGCAGAAACACAATATGTGATATTTAAGGTAGCAAAATGCACAAGAATCCGCCTAAATCCGCATTATTTTTCTACATTTGTATATTTTGACAAAAATACTATGATTTTTATATAAAATTTCATCACTTTGCACAATAAAAAATAAATTTGACTTTTTCGCTAAGATGTAGTAATATATACTTGTCGAAGGACATTAAACTTAAAACAGAAATAAAGCAAAGCTTACATAATGGGCGGTCGGTCGCAAGGCACTTGCGATAATCAAAAAAGAAAGGATTGATAATTATTATGATGGATAATACAATTAAAGAAATGATGAGCACAAAGGGAACTATTTATTTTGACATGGACGGCACACTTGCTAACTTCTACGGCGTGGAAAACTGGTTAGCATATTTGGAAAAAGAAGACACTACACCATACAAAGTAGCAAAACCACTTTTTAATTTTTCAGTTTTCGCAAGAGTGCTTCACAAGTTACAAGCTAATGGCTATAGAATTGGTATTGTAAGCTGGTTAAGTAAAAGCGGGTCAGCTTCTTATAATACGGCGGTAACAAGTGTAAAACTTGCATGGCTTGAAAAACACTTACCTAGTATTAAATGGGATGAAATCAAAATTGTAAACTATGGTACACCAAAAAGTACTGTCGTTGATTGCAAGGGGTGGCTTTTTGATGATGAGGAACGCAATAGAAAAGAATGGGGCAAAAATAGTTTTGATGTAAACAATATCATGGAAGTATTAAAGAATTTCTTATAGAAAGTAGGTGGCTAAACATGATGGACAAAGCAATTAAAAGTGGTAAAGAACATAGAAAAGAATATCGCAGAGCAAAAGCAAAGTCAATGTCATGCAGAAATCATGGTTCATGCACTCATTGTTTAAACAATAGGTTGCATAAATATAAAATTAAAGAGTTGTCTACGAACCAACAGTTAAAAGATTTTAAAAAATAAACGAAAGTGCTTGACTTTTAAGCTAAGATACGATATAATACCATTGTAACAAGTTAATAGTAAAAAAAATAAATGAAAGTTGAGGAAATCAAAAATGAGTAGAAGAAAAGAGTTTTTCATGGTATTGGATACAGAAACTGCGAATAGTGTAAATGAGCCAATCCCCTATGATATTGGCTATGCTATTGCAGATAGACACGGTAACATTGTCACCGAAAGAAGCTTTGTAGTCGCTGAGACATTTATTGACTTGAAAGAAGCTATGAATAGTGCCTACTACGCTGAAAAAATTCCGAAATACTGGGATGATTTAAAAAGCGGAAAAAGAACCATGAAAAGCATCTTCAATATTAGAAAACAGATGTTTGCAGACATGAAAGAATATAATGTGAAAAAAGTTGGTGCTTACAATATGAATTTTGATAGAAAAGCATTAAACAATGCTATTAGATACCATAGCAAAAGTTTTATTCGCTGGTTTTTCCCTTATGGGACAGAATATTTTTGTATTTGGAACATGGCTTGTCAGATGATTTTAAGTACAAAGACATATATCAAATTTGCTGAGAAAAACGGATTTGAGTCTGAAAAAGGCAATCTTTTAACTAATGCTGAGGTATGCTATAAATATATTAAAAAGAATATTGATTTTGTAGAATCTCATACAGGCTTAGAAGATGTAAAAATTGAAATTGAAATTATGAAAAAATGTTTTGACCAGCATAAAAAAATGGATAGAAGTATTAAGCCGTCATGCTGGAGACTGCCACAGAAAAAAAGAAAAGAATTACACGAAAGTGCTTGACTTTTAAGCTAAGATGCGATATAATACCATTGTAACAAGTTAATAGTAAATTTTAAAAAGGATGTGATATAACATGGCTAAAACAACAGTGACCGCAGATGCAATCGAAAAGCTTGCTATTAAGCTGATGAAAGAATTTGAAGCGGATGGAGAACCGGTAACTAAAGAGGAAGCTCTTGAAATGGCGGAAATGGAGATTAAGGCTAAAGGCATTAAGAACTATGTTCAGAGTACACCAGAGAAAAAAAGCACGAAAAAACGTGAGATAAAATTGGATGCGGAAAAAGTCAAAATCATTGAAATTTTGGCAAGTCACTTGAAAGAAGTTGAGGAAATGAACTTTGAAAGTGTGACAATCGCAAATCCACAAAAAGAAATTACTTTCAAAATCGGTGAGTCTGAGTATTCAATTTCTTTGATTAAACATCGACCGCCCAAAAAATAGAAACTAGACAATTTAACAAACTTGCTACTGCCTGATAAGGCGGTAGCAAGGAAATGACATCAAATGAGGTGATAATCATGTTAGAAAAAATTTTAAATCGTTTAGAGGAAGATTTAACAAAAGCTGGTTTTTGGGATAGTGATAGTTATAGTTATACTTATAGCTATAACGCTATCAATAGCTTGTTAGAATCTTATCAAAAAGAATGGGATTTTGAATTTGATATTGATTATATCGAATTTCTTGAGCAACCTTTTAACATTGTAGCTTTTTCACTTGCTTGGATTGAAAATAACAAGCCTATGACTCAAGTAGTTTTGTGGGAACAAAAAAATAAAAAAGTGCTTGACAAAAGTAAAAAGAAGTAGTACAATAGTATTGTAACAAAGCAGTAAATAATTTCAAGCGGTTTGGTTGGTCAGCAAAATCGACCACCGACCGCAAGCCACCAAAAAAATTTTAAAAGAAAGAAAAGGGGAATTTGATTATGACAAACACAAACAAAATGACAAAAAAAGACTTTTTTAAACTGCTGGCAGGTATCGTAGAAAAAACAGAAGATTTTGACAAGAAAACAGAAACACTTGACTTTATCAATCACGAGATTGAGTTGTTAAATAAGAAATCTTCAGCACCAGGTAAAAAGAAAACAGCTCACATTAAAGAAAATGAGGAGCTTATGGAACTTATTGGAATTGCCTTAGAGCTGTTTGGTAAACCTGTCACGGTAACTACAATGATTAAAGAGAACGCCGAAATGAGTAAGCTTTCTTCTCAGAAGTTATCTGCACTGTTGAAAAAAATGATTGAAGCGGGCAAAGTAGTCAGGACAGTTGAAAAAAGAGTTCCTTACTTTTCTCTTGCAAAAGAAGAAGAAGAAACTGAGAAAGAAGAGTAAAACTAAAAAGTAACTTATAAACCTTGTCAAGAGGGCGGATTGCACAAAATCCGTCCTCCTTTTTTGTGCATTTTTTTTCTACTTTTTGCACAAAAATTCGCTGCTGGAGAGATGTTTTTTATTCAAAAATACCAGAGGACAAAAAAGTCAATGCACATAAATTACAAAAAATAGCCAAAAAATTTTTATAATTTTAGTATTGTTGCACAAAGAGTCCCAGTTTATAATTTTGTGAAAATGTAACAAAAATAAGGCTCAAAAAATTTTTTATTTTGTTTATTTTGCCTATTGACAAGCACCCGAAAGTATGGTATAATAGCGGGTCGCCTTGGGTCAAGGCGACCGAAATATCCATTATACCACACGCTGACGATTTTGTCAAGAGAAAAAATGTACAAAAATAAAAAACTTTTTATCCCAAAATTCTCCGTTTTGCACAAAAATCTTTGTCAATAGGTAAAATGAACAAAAATTTATATCAAAATCCGCGAATTTTCTCTGTTATGCACAATGCTAAACCTGTCAATAGTCAAAATAGACAAAATATTTTATTATACTTTGTGCAAAATGCCATTGACTTTTCTTTTTTCTTTTGATATAATACATACATAAAATAAATAAAGAAAGAGGTATTTAATATGGCAAACGATTTAACAATGTTTGAGGAGACAATGGCAGACCTTTATGATTTTTTAGACAGTCACTGTTTTTGGAACTCTGAAAGACATAATTACATGGAAATGAATGAAAATGGTGATTGTTTGGGTGAGACTGTTTTCAATTTCTTAAAAGAAAATCCTAAACATAGAAGCTATAAATTTAATGTTTCTCAAGAATGTGCTTTTGAAAGTTCACTCTTAGGTCTGGTTGTTTATGTAATTTCTATTGCTTTTACTTATTACAAAAATGATAAACTTATTGTAGAAAGTACTTTTATTACAAGCTTAGGAAGTTATTTTTAAAAGACTTGACAAAATCAAATCAATTTGAGATTATGTCAATAGAAAATAATAAGGAAATGCTTTTGGTCAAGTGTTATGCGAAAACCTTATAAAAAAATAAAAAACACTTGACAAACCAAATTAAATTTGATATAATGATATTACAAAAATCAAAGAAAAAGAAAGAGAGGTAAGTAAAAATGGAAAAATTTACGTTGAAAGAAGAGGGGTGTGTTCCTTTTGTTATTACAAAAGAAGATTATGAAAGTTGTATTAAATTAATAAAAGCAACCAGAAAAAAAGAACTTGAAAAAGCTTTTAAAAACTTTTATGAGATTTGCGGATTGGATGAAACTATAAATTTCTTAGACAAGTATCTTGAAGAGTATCTTGAAAAAATTAAAAAATAAAAAAAAGTAATTGACAAAAACAAAAAAGTATGCTATAATAAATATATCAAAAGAAAGAAAGAGGTATTGACTATGAGAACAATGAATTACACAAAAGGTTTTGCAAGCATGAGAAAAGCTGATTTTATCAAACTCTGGAATACAGACTTTGTGTTCAGAAATTTTGCAAAGAATAAAGGTATTAACGTTATCCAGAATAATGTTATCTTTTTCAATGCTGATGGCTCTGTTAAGTCTATTACTGGTGCTTACATTAAGTAAGCATCAGAAAAGAAAAAAATAAAAAAGTAATTGACAAAAGCAAAAAAGTATGCTATAATAAATATATCAAAAGAAAGAAAGAGGTAATGAATATGATGAAAGACAAAATGACAAAAAAAGATTGGTTTGAAACCATTAGAGCTTTTCTGGAAGAAAGTGACTTTGAACCAAAAGAAGAAGCACTTAACTTTCTCAGCCATGAAATCGAGCTGTTGAATAAAAAATCTTCCAGCGGTAAAAAAACCAAAAATCAGAAAGAAAATGAGGAAATTAAAAAACTCATTCTTGTGGCTCTGGAGTTATTTGGTAAACCTGTTACAGTTACAACCATGATTAAAGAAAACTCTGAGATGAACAAACTTTCTCCTCAGAAGTTATCTGCTCTTCTTAAACAGCTTGTCGAATCCGAAGAAGTGGTTAGAACTGTTGAAAAAAGAGTTCCTTACTTCTCTCTTGCAAAAGAAGAAGAGGAAACTGTAGAGGAGTAAGCAGTCTGAGGTAACTAAAAATTACATAGAATAGTCAGAAAATTTATATTTCTGACTATTCTATACAAAATAACCAAAATTTCTTATAAAAATTCAACAAAAATCTATATTCTATACAAAATAGCCAAAAATTCTGCGTTTTTGGCTATTTTTTTGTACATTTTTATTTATTTTAGTCATTTTTACCAAAAAAGATCCTATTTTTTAATAAAATTTTGGTAAAAATGACTATTTGTGCAATATTACTAAAAAAATAATGAAAAATTTGTATAATTTGCCTATTGACAAAACGCGGCGGCTGTGATATAATCAGCGGTCCGAGTTCAAAGGACTCGGATCCGACCTACCCCAAAGATCGCCTATATGGGCTTTTTCGCTAGATGTTTGGATTTTCCATTCGGCTTTCTAGAATCCCGCAATTATGGCATACCTCACTTCTCTCCGCTTGATTTTTAATAAAATATATGATACAATAGTAAAAAAAGCCATTTTTATTTTCCGCCTTCCATTTTTACGTCAAGCCTTATCTCATTTAAAATTTTTGGAAACTAATTAAGCTCAACAATAGCTAGAAAGATGTCTTCCCCTTTGAATTTTCTATAATTTTTTGATATAATATATACATAAAGAAAAACAAATAAACATTTCAAAAGGAGAACATACTATGGATATTAAAAGAATGGTCGCAGAAGGTAAAACAACAGATGAAATTCTTAAGGCGGTAAAAGCTGAGATCGAAGCGGAGCAGACCAAGGAAAACCGCACAAAGGCGATTGTAGATGCAAGAAATAAATTGGTTGACGCGTTTGTAACGTATGGAATTGCTCTTGGAGCAATTGATAAAAAAGAGTCTGCTGAGAATAGAAAAAATCTTATGACAGAGTTTACTAAAATGGAAAAGGCTATTGAGGTTTTTGGTAAAATGGGTGATCTTTCAAGGGCAAGATTTGGAATTAGAAGAGTAGATACAGATAAACTGAAAAGAGATGTAAAACGGGAGAATGAAAAAGCTTTATCAGATGATGAAATTATTAGAAAATTCCTCTCAGAGCTCGTATAAAGAGCTCTGAGGTAGGAGAGGGGAGGGGAGAGTGAGGCTGACCACCCCACTCTCACAATTTTTTTCACAATTTTTTTCACACTTTTTTCACACTTTTTTCACATATTCTGCCATGTTTTCAGACTCATGCCTCACTCTCATCCTCTCTACACTCCAATTCTACTCTCGCACACTCCAATCTCACTCCTCTCTTAACCCAATCTCAAAATCCTCATTTCCGCGTATTATTTTATATACTTCAACCTTCTTCTCTCTTAATCTAACTTATATTTTCTCTTAACCCAAATATTAAATTTTCTTTATCCAATCTTATTATTTTTATTAACCTATCCTCAATTCTCTCTAATTCTAAAATATTTTATTACCTTAATCCCACACGCCTTTAATCCAATCCTTATATTTTATTAAAACTACCCTTAATTCTCTCCAAAATCAAACTCCTCACGCAAAATTTTAATAATTTTATTTAAGCAATTCTGTAACCCGCAATTTTTATTTAACCTTGTATTTCAAAAGCGGAAGCACTTTAATTAAACTCAACTCCGCACTCCCATACTTCTCTTATAATTTAAATACTCTCTTACATATTCTTCTAACCAAAAAACCACACCTCGTTTTTAGTGAAACTCCCTAACTCTTTATTATTATTCAGCAATACTCTTTGCCATTCTCTAAGTATACTATACTTCTTTTCTTACTTTTTCTCATACCTTCCAAAAAACTTTCCTAATTTATTTAAACCTTAAAATTTTCAAATCATTTTTTAAAACGTTCCTTGACATTTTAAAATTAAACAAGAGTCCCTCTAAAACAGAGCGGATTCAACTACTAAATACCCTACCCCGCATAAAACTCTTCATTTTAATTTACACTAAGGTAATGTATCATACCGAAGGTATGATACATTACCTATATTATTATTATTATTATATAATAGTTATATATATAATATAATATAATATATGTATTATTTCTGGTATAATTTTAATACTACTATTATATTGTGTTACACTTTTTCGACATTTTGCAAATTTATCGGCGGCTAAGAA